TTACTTACTAACAGAAACATCCATAATACAATCTGTCTGATCATAATCTATAGAAACACTATATCCATCATCCCGCTCCGCATCGTAATAATCCTCATCTTTATCTGCGTCCTTTGTATATCCCCTTTCCTTGCATAAATCCATATATTCCTCAAATTGTGACTCTGATACTCCATACACATCAAAGCATAGATAATCATCCAGATCTAATGTTACTTTTATAACTTCTGCTTCCGGCTTATCAATCTCTGTTCCAATCTCTTTTTCTGTCCATTGTACGGCCTCTTCACTATCAGATTCCAAGGAGTATTTCTGTGATTTGAAATCATAATATTCTGTATATAATCTACCATTACTTACGAATTCTATTGTTGCAATATCCGGCTGCATAAGTTCCAGATGTGCTTTATCCTTTAAATAATAAATTCCAGAAAAATAGTGACATGGTACATTAGATACTTCATCTCCTTCTTTCACCAATCTTTCTACACTTGTATTCATTCCAATTGTTTCTTCTTTTATTTTAATCATATCGTCATCACTCAAATTAAATTTCTTCTCTATGTCCGAATAAAACTTTTGTTTTTCTTCTTCCGTTATTCCCTCTTTTTCAGTATAGCCCAGGCCGAAATAAACAATGTCCAACTTTGAATTGTTTACATAATTCATCACAATATGTCTGTCTCCATCTATTATTCCTTCTCCTACATTCCAATCAATATCCTCAATTTTTACAGTTTCAGAGTCTGTTTTTTTATTATCTTTTTGCTCTTGATCTGTTCTTACACTGTGACAACCTGCTAGCAACATGATTGCCCCAATAAATGTTGTGATTATAATTTTCTTTTTACTTCTCATTTGTCTTCCCTCCATTTTCAGATTTTCCATTAATGCTATTAATATAAACTCTCGCCTGTTGAATAAGTTCCGTCATTTTTTCTGTTTCACATTCAAGCATTCTCACATGTACTTCCATCGCATCTTTTCTTACATTATCAGGTGCATCTATAATTTCTTTTACCTCCTCCAGTTTAAACCCAAGCTGTTGTAAGAAACGAATCATTTGTGCTCTCTGAAACGCCTGCTCATCATATAGCAAATGACCATATTTATTTTTTGCCGAAGGCTTCAATAAACCAGCCTGCTCATAACATTGAATACTTCTTCTTGAAACATTCAATCGTTCACACATTGTTCTTAAAGTCATTAGTTCCATATACATCCTCCTTCAGCCTAAATCTGCACGTTACGTGCTGTCAAAGGCTTTTATGATTTTTTATTTCATAAAAGAGAATGTTTTTTTCGCGAACCATTTCCCATGCTACAAATTATTCGGTTATGTCCCTCTTTGTATCTTCAATTAATTCATTCAGTTTTTTCATGACTCTCTCAGGTTTATTTCTAACCAGAAGATTTCTCAGTTCTTCTAAATCTCTTAACAATTTTCTGTTAAATGCTGTAAATATAACTGTATTATCTTCCACTTCTCTATGCATATCATTTGTCTCCTATTCAAATTCTAATTTTACTTTTCCGTTTGTTATGATCTTTCTGATGCTATTTCCAGATTAAATCTGCACGTTACGTGCTGTCAAAAAATTTTTCTCTTATTAAAAGAAATTGTATTTTTCGCGAATATGAGAAGCTCTGAAAGATATTCATGAATTTGAAATCTGTCAGGCATGGGACCAAATGCCACATCTGGTTGAATTTACAGAGAACCCGAAGATCGTCATAAGTTTCCAAATTCAAGTAATCCATCTTCTGTCACTATTCCAGAAGAATCATTTGCTAATATTCTTGTATTGACTTTAGAAGATGCATCGTGATATGTTCTTTGTGAATGTACTCTAGTGCTTTCGAATCCGGGATCTTTTATCTACACCTAAAATTGAGAATAGTGTATTTAACCAGGCAGCCGAGGGGTGTTTACACCATATCCGTTCGAGTCTTGAAAGGGAGTGGTGCCCTATGAGTACATATGAGATATGCCATGTTGTCAAAGTTACCAGCAACCTTATTGAGCACTCTGTCCATCTGAACTGCTCCGCCCATGATCGCAAGATTTGCTTCGCACTCCTGCTTTGTAGCTACTGATGCAGTATAAGAACCGCCTATCTTTCTAAACTCCGCTGTAGCTGGAAGTACCTTTCTGAGATACTTATACTTCATTGTTGAGCCACCGCCTGATGCTGATACGCAGTCATCAAATGTCAGTGACTGTAATACTGTTGACTGTCTAAGAAAGATATCCACAATCTGTGAGAATACCTTGTCACTCATACCTTTCTTAAGTTCTTCTAATGTCATTGCCATAGTTTTCACCATTTCTTTCTTTTACTGGTTATTATTTGCATTGCCAATCTCCGTGTCTTTGCCGGTGATCAGTCCATTGAGTTTTTCAAGCTCTGAATCATACTTCTCTTTACTGACGTACTTGTCCTCGGACAGATCTGTATATCTGACATGCTTGAGTTTATCTGCCTCCGTGCTGTTCTTCTCGTCAATCCTCGCCTGTACCTGTTTGTACAATTCTTCTCCTAACAGTTCCTTTAATTCCATTATTTCATCCTTTCTTGGCTTTAATCGTAGCCACACATGGCAGTTATCACTCTTGCCGGAGTTATTCTTTGTCGGTCACAGTTTTATCGCCATAAGTCGACTTTGGGTATAAAAAAAGACCATGTTTTTATCATGGTCTGAATTAACTGCTATTAAATTACGATACTTTTAGTACCACATAACTAACTTCTCTTCTGGTATATCCTTTTCATCTTTAATTTTCCTTAATATATCAAGTGCATGGTTCAAATATATTGGAAATTCTCTATCCATAAGTGATATTGTTGTCTCCACTTCTTTTCCTGAATCTATATTTATTGATATTCTTCCAATTTCACCACTACATTCAGGATCGTAATCTGCCGAAATAATACCATTACTCTTTTTTATATTTTTTAATTTTAGCATAAAACTCACCTGCTTCCTTTAAATAACTATATACCTTTGACGTCTCAATATGTGCCATTTCCTGCGACATTCCTGATTGCATAAGCTTTTTCTCCATGATTTCATGTTTCAGTAATGTAATATCATGTTTTTCTGGCTTGCCAGACATTAACCTCTGCCAAGATTCTGCCATCATATAATCAGGAGCAAAATATTCTTTTTTCTCGCCACCCAAATCATGCTTTTCTAGGAATATATAATTCTTTATATCTTGGATTTCTTTTTCCGATATGCCTGTAGCTTTTGATATCTTAGCAACATCTGTTGTCATGCTACGAACCAATCCATAATATGTTTCTGCATGTTTTTGAGCCTTCTCGCCAAATGGGTTCCTTGCCCCACTAATTGCATCTGATTTTATTGTACCATCATCAATAATATTAGCAACATCTTTTTCATGCTCAATCTGAAACGACACCTTAAAGTACTTCGTCTGGTACTCTTCAAAATCCTTTGTCTTATCCAACCCGAAGTATTCCGCTCGCTTTCTCAGAGTCTCAAGTTCTACATCATCCAACGCCCATCTGGCACGCTGTAAGAGACAGCACCGACAGTTGCAGTCTTCCGCCGGATCTCCGAACATTCCTGGAGTGTCAGCCTTCAAGCCACCTACCTCAAAAGGCTCGTCCACATCCCGAATCTGTCCATCAAGCAGTCTATGCAGATCTCTTGTATTGCCATCAAGCGTGGAAAGCCTCAGATCATCCATGTTCCATTTACGCCGGGGAAAATAGATCTGCTCTGGGAGGACATAAACTATAGTGTTGTTGATATGATTCTAATTGGTATATACAGCGGATGGCGACCACAAGAACTGTCTATCTTGAAAATAGCTGATATTGATCTGGAAAATAATACCATGTTCGGTGGTCTTAAGACTGATGCAGGGCGCAACAGGTGCGTTCCTATTCATTCAAAAATAAGAAATCTGATCATAAAACGAGTAGATCAGGCTAAAGAATTGGAATCCGATTATTTATTCAATGACCCGGATAGTCAGTCTGGTATGCGCATGACATACGACAAATACAGAAGCCGTTGGAATAAGGTCATGGGAAAATTAAAACTCTCCCACCATCCTCACGATACAAGACATACATTTATTACATTGGCAAAAGATGCTGGCCTGGATGAATACATCATAAAGCTGATAGTTGGTCATTCTATCGAGGATGTGACAGAAAAAGTTTATACACACAGAACTTTAAATCAATTAAAAGAGGAAATAGAACTGATACAATAATAGCAAAAACCCCGGGAACATATAATCTCCCGGGGCAATTATTTGTGTTCTACGACTGTGTTCTACCTGTGTCTTATTTGTGTCTTACGCACTAATTTTGGCACATTCCAGCAGAAACAGAAACCGCATAAATACTTGCTTTTTTAGAACTTACCAGCCTTTGCAGCTTCCTCAACAGAAACAAGAAGCATAGGAAATAAGCCACTTTTCAGCCCAAAATGTAGGAATAATGAAGAAATATCCTACACTCAGGCACTTTTAACTACTCTTTATTGAGTTTATTATACTGACTTGTGCTGATGCCAATGAGTGCACCAACCAGAGTATCGATTGCTGTGATTGTACCTACAATCTCCTCGCTGTAAGGGAGTCCCCAAATCTGAGAAATCGCAAAGTAAAATGTACCAATCGCAGGAAGAACACATAACGCAATCCACTTTAATACATTGTATACTTTATCATTAAGCCGCATGTTTTTCATCTCCTTTACTAAAATTCTCTGAATGAATCGGTAACTTCTCAACTTCTTCCATAATACGTTTGGCTGACCCATTACCTCCCATTTTTGAATATGGCTCATATAAATACACCTTGAGATTTTCATATTCATCTTGTGTAATATATGCTGGATCTCGATCAATATAACTTGCTCCTAAAAACATAATACGATCGTGTGCCAAGCCAAGAAGTAATTCTTTTTCGGCATTGTTCCGACTTACTTTATTTGTAATAAACGCCCATAACCCTGACGAAGCTAATACCGAACAAAGAATAGTTACAATTATCTGTGTCATTTTGATTGTCTCTCCTTGTAATCTTTCATAAGAATGTCCACAGTTTCTTTCAACTGGTCTATTTCTTTTCTCTGCTCCTGTAACTCTTTGTGCTGATTCTGAATAAGCTTAAGAAGCGCTGGAATGATGTACTGTTCGTTCCATCCATCAACTAATACCTCTCCACTATCTTCGTCAACATGCCAGTCTGCTGCGATTTTGTACTTATCATACACATCTTCAGCTATTAATCCGATCATATTCTTTCTATAGCGGATATCGTCCTCATTCGTAAAGTAGTCCTTTTTATATTTGAACTGTATAACGTCCACATCGTAAAGATGCTCCGGATTCAGATCTTCGTCAAGTTCAGGAGTAATGCTATCTTTGAATCTTCGAGACGATGTTTTTGAGGTTTTTGCTACATTACCATTTCCATCAGACGATATAAATGCATTAGCAGCCGATGTAGTCTGAGCCTTGGTCGCATACGGCAAACGTAAACACGTATTCACTCTTAAAATGTTAGGCATATGCACGGTACCGTCTTTAAAAAATGTAATATAGTTCGTCCAGCTATTGCCATCGCCGTTCATTATGTATAACGCAGCACCATCGTTTCTGAATCTAATATATGAATTATTATATTCAAGTATTAATTGAGCAGTTGCTAAACCTAATGAGTTACCATTAATAAGAAGTGGTATAGAAGTATTATATTGCTGCCCATAATTTGTTCTGTAAGCATTTTGAAGCGATTGCCAAACATTCTGGTTTAAGTTGTCAATGTAGTTCTTTACATTACCATCTTCTCCAAATCCAGGAATACCAAGAGTACCGCTAATAATCGCATTTCCAGATATGTTGAGGTTGCCACTAACATTGAGATCTCCAAATGCACCTATAGCACCGCCTACATTCATATGGTCGGAATATACTGAGAGAATATTCGAACGCTTATCCTCTGCCGTGCCGTTTCCCACTAAAAATAACGCATCATCACGCTCGGCATTGTATTTACCAATTGCAGTTTGATAGTCTTTTGAGGCGATTGTGTGAAAGCCACCAGAGTGAGAAGCTGTGCCAGACGCTTTAGTATAGTATCCTTCGGCATGAGCCCCGCTACCCGATGCTTCTGTTTTATACCCTTCGGCATGAGCCCCGTCATTTGATGCTATGGTAGTCTGACCTTCGACATGCGCGCCAAATGGAGGACCACCACTGGCCTTTAAAATAACTTTAGCTTTATCACCTTCCGCGTGGGAATAGTAACCGGCAGTCATCGTGTTATTTCCTTCAGCATGAGATGCGCTGCCTGATGCTTCAGTGTTATCTCCTTCTGCATGAGAATATGCTCCAGATGCTTTAGTATAGTATCCTTCAGCATGAGATCCAGATGCTGCCGCCTTTCCTCCGACTCCTTCAGTATGAGATGCGCTGCCTGATGCTTCAGTGTTAATTCCTTCTGCAACGGCATGTGATGCTGTTGAATTGGCAATCCCAAACACATAATGTGGAGTGTATTCCACAAAACCATCCTCGTTCGTATGTTTATCGTAGCATATGCGCATTATTTTATGTATTGCGTCTGCATATAGCTCAAGCCCATTGCTAGAAATGACAACGCGTGTACTTCCGTCATGTCCCAGCATTACCTCTTCGCCAAAACTTGCAACGGGGGTCGTACCATTACGAATCTGAATATCTTCATTACCTATTTCAAGAGTTTTTGTAGCTGCTGAATCACCAAGTTTGATATTACCATCTTTAAAAGTAATGTAATCAGTATGCTTGTTGATATTAGCCTCTTTACCATTGAGTATCTTGTCCCAGTTCATTTGCCAACCTTCAGAAGTCTGCTTAAACTTGGTCATTGTCGTTTCGACATTTGTCGCCTTATTGTAAGCAGCCTTTGCGGCTTCATAACTACTTGACTTCGATACATCTGAATAACTGAATGTCTTGCCATCACTCATAATTGTCAAATCAACAAAATATAAAGTGTTGGTAGAGCCACTTGTATAACTCGGTTCTGTGGTACTCCAACTGCCTCCCGGTGTTATGGTTGTGGGTTTCGTCGGTGCCGAAGCTGTAGACGACTGAAGAAGATAGTATCTCGTTACACTCTTAACATCCTTAACATTGAACATAGTTATTTCCGCTTTGGCTTTAACTGTTGCCATATAGAAATACACCTCCTATCCTTCAAGCTGACATGAATACACCTGAGCGTTCTGAACATCCTGAGCACTTACTGTGAGCGTTGATGCTGCTTTTAACAAAGTTGTACCTTTGTACCATTTTAAGGTTCCTAATCCTCCCGGAACAACACCGGCACTACTTATTCCCGTAATTTCTTTTCCGCCTTGGAATACATGAGCTGTAAGAACTGTTGAGCCGGAACTGTTTTTGAACATAATTCCATTACTTGATGTAACTGTAAGAGTTATAGCGTCTGCACCAGCATTGCCCTGAGGTCCCTGCGGTCCTGTCGCACCTGTAGCACCTTTATCTCCCTGAGGTCCCTGCGGTCCTGTCGCACCAGCGTCACCCTTGGCTCCTGTTTCACCCTTGATCCTTGCCCATGTATAAGCACCAACAGTTGTGGGGTCTGCCTGATTATAATCGGTGCATGTTCCTATATACATTCCAACATCTTCGCCAGAATTTGATGTAAAGGTTTTACCACCATCGTTTGAATACTTCACATGAAAATATGGTGTCTTACCATTCGCTCCGGCCGTACCCGGAGTACCATTCGTACCATCCTTGACAGTCTGTGTATGTGTGCCATTTTTATCAGTAATAGTAATTGTTGTTACACCATTCTCCTTTGTAATTGATACCGTTGGTGAAATTCCCTGAGGTCCCTGTGGTCCCTGAACTCCCTGATCGCCTTTATCACCTTTGGCACCTGTCGCTCCGGTCTTCGCTACTGCAAACGAGAACTTCTTGTTGATAGTTGCCCCATCAACAACGACTGGAATAGTCGCTTCACATGCAGTTGTCAGCTTTGCCGTTAATGTAAATTTGATAGTAACTTTTGAAGTACCACTATTACTCACTGTTGCTGATACTCCTGTTGGACATACTACAGCCTTGGCATCTACTGTTACAGTTGAGCACATATTGCCACCACAATATGCTGCCGCTTCGGTCGTACAACTTGAGCCTGCCGGAGCTCCCTGCGTATCACCAAGAAATGTATAACTATCCTGTGATAAATGAACTGAATATCCATCTGTTACGTCAACAATTGATATGTCTCCTACTGCTTTTATAGCCATATTTGAAATCCTCCTTAATCTGCGATAAGTTCACACATAAATGTTACCTTTGTATCCACATCATCTGGCGAAAGGGTAAAAGAAAATCCACCATTACCCATTCTTGAATCGGTGGATGATATGATTCCATATGATTCTTCATCAAGTCTCTGCCATTTCCATTGGATGTATGCCGAACTTCCGTATACTTCATGTAACTTATCTATATCTGTTATCCTGTCTTTTCCGTGGTATATCACCACAGACAATACTGTTGATACTGCATTATTCTTAAATACTATTCCTTTCGACGATTCTATCCTCAGTAATGTTGTTATCTCATCTCTGACATTATTGATGTCCTGCTTTATGTTTTGAATTGTATCTGAAATATCTTGACCAGTTCCGTCCCCACTCTTTATAGAGAACGCATCTGCTGATATATCGAGTTTATATTTACCATCTGAATCTTTGAAATATCTGATGTAATTGGTAGAATCACCAAATGAAATTTGACCTGTATTATCGAGATAAATGCCTCTGGTGCCATTAAGAACCGATTCTTTTACTCCTGAAAATATAGAATCTTTTGTTATTTTGAAGCCGCCTATCGTTGCCCCAAAAGCAACCAAATCTTCAACTGAGATTTTAGTAGCCGTGATAGAATGTGCCTTAATAACACTACCATTCAAACTGTTATAATCAGTTTGTTCCTTTTCTATGGTGTTTCCATCGGTATTAAGCTTGTAATATAACCCATCTTCGCCTTTAACTACAAGTTTATCTGCTACGATAGTATTACCCTTGATTAAATCACCGCTAATTGTCACTCCAACGAGTTCACCAGTGATCGTTCCTTTGTCAATTGTAATATCTTTGATTAAGCCAGACTCTGAATACAAATACTTCATAGCAGCTTCTCCTATATTGGAAAAGTCTATATTTGCATATCTGATGTCTGCATCTGTTGCATCGAGTTTGTCTGTTTTGAGCTTTTCAATATCTGCGCTATTCGCTTTGAACTGGTCTGACGTCAGACTTTTAAACTCACCAAACTCACCTGATAAATTGTTGATATGACCATTTGTAGCTTCAAGGTTCTTAATTGTTGCATATGTAGCATTAGCGGTCTCAGCATCAAGTTTGTCTGTTTTGAGCTTTTCAATATCTGCGCTATTCGCTTTGAACTGATTCGATGTCAGACTTTTAAACTCACCAAACTCACCTGATAAATTGTTAACATGCTCGTTCGTAGCTTCAAGATTCTTAATTGTTGCATATGTAGCATTAGCAGTCTCAGTAGTTATTGTCGTGGATTCGAGATTTTCAATCTTGCCTTCTTGAGCTTCTAATTTGCCAGTTACTTCAAGATTTTTTGTTTTTAGATCTGAAATCTCGGCACTACTTGCCTTAAGATCCTTTTTAATAACAACATTATCTGCTTCTAAATTATCAATCCGCGCCTTTTCAGCTTCGAGCTCCTTTGTTGTCACTGTATCGGCAACAATTTCTCTTATTTTGAGAACATCATCCGCCACAGCCTTCACGTCTTCGCTTCTTGCTGATGGAGATGTTACATTGCCGATAATTGTAGCAGTATGATTTTTTAACATTACTAACACTCTTTCTCCGTTCTGAGTGTCAGCAGTCTTATCTATTGGCGTTAGTTGATCCGAGCCATCCATTTGAACATACGTTGTTCCATTATTAACGACTGCTGTACCATATACTATGGTTTGGCTATCGTTTTTCTTTTCTGGCTTATTCAGTTTAGCCAATTGTGATACAAGATCATTAGGTAGATTCAAAGAATATCACCCCCATAAATTTCTTGTATATATAGCTTTTTCCGAAACCGGACAACCTGGAGTACATTGAATCGTCTGGCTTATAATCTTTGCCTTAACATTGTTCAGCCCGGCTTTCTCATAATTTAAAAGCACACAGTCACCAACTCGAACTGGGTAATAACCATGAGTATAAGTAACTGTGTACTCTAACGTAGAAGTCTGTTTTAAAACTTTATCAGCATATTCATGTAATTGTGCTTCTGTAGGCTCACCTGAAAATGACGGATTAGTTATTCTATGTACAATCTCTCGTCCTCTATTCTGGATAGAAATAGGGCTGTCCTCATTTCGATTCTCAGCCCTAGCATAATAAGTACTTCTACCACTTGAATAAATGACCTCGACAACGTTCGGTATGCCGTACATATCCCGATTTATCGTAATGTCAGGGTATAAAATAGAACTATTACCATCATCAAAGGTCGTAACTGGCTGCAATGAAATCGCTTCCTGATTCGGTGCAAATAATAACTGCCCCATTTCGTCCAAATCAAATGTGTAATTAACCGTTGCTATTAAATCCTTATTGTACGTCAACCAAGTATCATCTGAATTTGCAACAAAACTCGATTGCAAGGTGTCGGTCATATTTGTTTGAATAACCGGCGCTCGCATGTTTTCACGGCATAATTTATATGCTGAATCCATGATATTTTCACCCTTACCCAAACTGTATCCTAACGGAGGTTGATTTTCCTTCAACTCAGTAAGTGGTGAATATGCATCGAGTGATATTGTTGTAACCTTTCCATCAAATGATTTATCCGGTGTTTGAACCAATACAGTGGCTAACGGGAATCGTTCTGTAATTCCATTTTGAAGAGTTACAAGATATATCCGAATATAGCATTCTTCAATAGCTTCAGTGAGGTTTAATGTAGCAGACACCAATGTTTCAGTCGTTCCGTCCCGAGTTATTGCACTTTCTGTGACTGCGGTAATTTGTTCCTGATCAAGCCACGATATCGGATCTACTCGACGATACTCGAATGTCTGTTGCATTGATTCGTGCCAGTTAGGCATATTACATACCTCCTTCTACTCTTGTAACATCTAATGTTACCGGAATAGTCAATTCACAATGTGTTTGACTAAATGATACTTTTACACTTGCCCAGTACCCGCTTCCAGATGGTTCACGAATATATACTCGCCCCATCCATTCAGCTAATCGACGTAAAGCATACAATGTATCTGTGTCGTCTTTCTCAATTGCGACATTCCACGTCGATGTATGCCCAACTTGAGTTCCGTAATAATCAACCGGGTGCTTTCTTCCAGCATATTCGATGAACGATACATCTGGATTATAGTTATCGGATACATCTATATTATAAGGAAGCTTTAGCATCGATGTTGCCAGAGAAGAACTATCATCTGGCAAATCAGCACTGGTTAATGTTTCGTATAAATCTGACCAAGTTTCATCCCATTGAATGATTATGGCTTTCTCTTCTATTGGCCATGCCGGAATATCGTAAAATCCGACTGCTCCAGTTGTTTTACTCGTTGCGATAATCCTATATCGGGCGTAATCTAACGCCGGATGAGGATCTATAACGGTAACAGTTCCATCATTCTGTATATTGCTTCTTATTTCTGTAAATGTTCCGTTAAACTCTCTTCGGTATACAGATAACTCAACATTGGTCATTAATGTATCATTATCATCAACACACATTGGAGTGATATAAGCTGATATATTATCCCAATTAATTGAAACAGCAGCATCAGGAATTAATTCATCTTCACCCCATGAAACCTGCAAATCTGTATACTGAGTTGCAGTAAGACCATTATCCATTGATACGGTACATGATATCCGATAGAACTTATTATTCTCGAAGTCGACGTCTTGAGCTGAAATATCATAAGTATTTATTAATGCCATTCCAACTGCTGTGCTTGCTTTAATGTATTTACTAGCTATTATTTCGCCAGCAATAACTCTTTTAGGCTGTCCAATTTCGTCATAAGAATTATATGATTCTAATGATGTTATGGTTAACTGAAACCCCAATGGTGTCTGTGTTTTAGGTCCAGCAGAAAACCAAGCTGTAATTGGAAAACCATTGATCTGTGTCAGTAATTCATTCTCTTTATTTGTCAACCTGAAATTGAGTATTGGTGCTGCATATATTTTGATTGATCTTGTAGTAGACCACTCACTATATTTATTGGTTATACCGGCGGTTCGAACCTGATAAGTTAATTCAGCTCCTTCAGGATACTGAGTTGTATCGATTGAATATTCACTGGTTTCACCATTTGCTTTGATGTATGCATCTAACGATATGGTAGGTTGTTCCGTACCGTTTACAATCATCTTCATCTGGGCATGTGTCTGATCTGATTCGTCTGTTGAATTATGGACCCAATAGATTTTCAAACTTTCGCCAACTTTAACAGTATTCGAAGAAGACCACGTTGTTGGCGCCGATGGTGTCGAACCAACAATAATTGAAAACGGATCAGTCCATGGAGAATCCCCACCTGAATTTGTAGCTTTAACCCTAAACCAATATAATTTTCCTGACGTCAATCCAGTAATCTCAGCATGACCTACTACTGAACTAACGCTTGTCGATGATACATTAGAAGGCGAGCTATCGAAGTATTTCTTCAACTCGGTATACTCAATGGTATATGTATCGACATGCGATATACCATTATTGGACCAGTCAATCATTACTGCTGTTTCTGATATAGCTTTTGCACTAACGATCTTCGATGGGACTTCCGGTGCTGATAATACATCTCGTGTATAGTCAGTCCAATCGCTAAATACTTTCTCAGCAAATGAATAATGTCCATTTGCGGCGCCAATCGTTGCTTGAATAATAGACGCAACAGAATTCGGTATATTAATCGAAAGTACATTAACTGCTCTGCAACGTACACTATATGCCCCACCGGGGTCAACGATACACGATACTGCCGCTCTTGCAAGTTTAATATCGGATATTCCAGACTTATATAACTTAGCGCCTTTATATACTCTGAATTCTACAACATCAGTCTTTGGGTCAGTTATTTCTACGCTTGCAGAAAGCACATACTGATTGATTGTGACTGTTGGACTTGACGGCGTAGCTGGTGGATCGTTCTCAGTAAGATATTCCGCAGACACTGAAGTTCCAGTCCAATAACTTTTTGTTACTTTTGTGGTTGTAGTCTTTTTGTTTTTACCGGTTCCTGTTGTCTTTTTAACCTCAGTCTCATAAGTTTTCGAGACTGGCTTGACCGTTACTTTTATCTTTGTGGCATTATCCGGCGCACCATAAGTCGCATTTGTAGCGGTTACATTTGATGACCCACTATCAAACCAAACGCCGTCTCCGGTTGCATAATACCAATGAACTTCATAGTGATCAGTATTTTCTACAGGTATGATTGAAGTGGTGGTAGTTCCTTCCGCAGTCAGCCTCGACAATTTTACTGATGCATTCAGGGTTTTTGTCTTTGCTTTATTCTTACCAAGGACGACCTTATCACCACTTACACTCTTTACATACCATTTATCTTTTATAACATTAGCTGGTATAGCGACTCCGTTATAATACTTGGAGCCGCTTTTAATACTAACTAATGCATTTTTTTTAACTGTTCCGGAAGAAGTATAAACTTTTGGTTCGGTGAATTTCCATGATGCAAAATGAGTACTATTAGTACCTTTCTGCATCTTTATAGTAAGTTCCTTTACTTTCTTACCCATGCTTACATTCTCCCTTCTATTCTGGTAGCTCTGAAAATAGTTTGCATTGCTTCAGCTATATTACTTCCATCATCATATGTCATACCATTTATTGTGTAAGTATTACCAGTTGTCATGTTAAACTTATCTCCAAGTTTTCCGATAGCTGAAATAATGTCGTCATTCATTCCATTTTGATTATTTGCCATTTTACTTGCATACTGAGCATTTGCTCGAAGCGCAATAGATCCGCTTCCGTTGAACATACTTGTGATCATGCTAGCGCTTGCCAACACATCGCTAGTATCAACAACTGGACGAATTGTAGGCTCATAATCGAAATTGGACGCGTCTAATGATTCTCCTATCTGAGAAATGACTGCCTGTGTATTCTGCAATGCTGAATTAGCCATTGCTCTTGATGATCTATCGGCTAAATAGCTAAATCGGTCAATTCCATTAACAAACCCCATTACAGTATAGTAACCAATCTTGGTAAACTTCCTTGATGGGGATTTGACTTCTAGCTCTTTTCTTGCTGCTGTCTCGGCATCCTTTGCCATCTGACGAACTTTCGAAATGCCTTTCCATGAGTAATCATCGACACCATTAGCAAATCCATCAACAATGTAACTACCCGCAGAATAAAAACTACTGTAGTACGATCTTACATAAGACAGTGATGTACGCATAATTGAACTTACAGCAGTTGTTGCCTGATTAGCATTAATAGCGATTCCATTACGGAGTGATTCTATCAATGTTTTACCAGCTTCTAAGAACTGTTGTTTTTTACTTTCTATGTTGATAACAATACCCTGAAGCAGTTCATTTACCGCCATAGACACTCGTCCATCTGAATCCGTAAATGATGCTACAAATCCGTCAAGACTGACTGATCCGATATTATTGAGGTTATCAATGAAAGTACTCAACCCAGACACATCTGTATCGTCTATTCCAGATACGAGATCGTATAATCCCTGAACCTGTGCAGTGAAAGCTGCTAAGGCTACAGTATCAACATCAACGATTTCATTGGAGAACTTCGCCATATTCTTACCGAAGTCTTTGAGTGAACTTCCAAACTTCTTGAGTTTCTTGAATTTGGAATCTTCTGTTCCACTCAGTTTACTATGAAGATCTGCAAGGATGTTTCCTGCTCTGGCAGCCGAATCTACCGCATCCTGGTTGATATTACCAGACACTTCTTCCGAGAAATCTACCATTGCTTGTCCAAATTTAAGGATCTTTTCACCAAATGTAGCAAGATCTTTTTGACCTTTAAATTTTTGTATTATGCCGTCTATAGGATCTATAGAAGATTGTAATGTGGTTAGCATTGTTCCTGCGTTAGCGGCCGCCTGAATGCTTTCTAAGCTAATATTACCGATAACCGTTCCTGAGAATTCTTTAATGGCATTACCAAATGCTACAATATTAGTAGCAAAAGTACCCATATCCTGTTCACCAGTATATAACTGCCATACACCGTCTGACTTAGGAAGAGAACTATTCAGCTCAGCAAGCATCTTACCGGCATTTGAAGCGTCTTCTACTCCCTGCGGATCTACTTTTCCAGCTACTGTATCAGAGAATTCAACAATTGCATTGCCAAATTTCACTATATTAGCCGAAAACGTATCCATATGCGATTCGCCAGTTATTGCCTGAACAAATCCGCCTTCTTTTGGTAATTCTTTATTCAATGCAGCAAGCATCTTACCTGCGTTAGCCGCATCCTGAACTGCGTCACCATCCACCTTGCCTTTTACAGTTGAAGAGAATTCGGCAATAGCTTCACCAAAGCCTTTCATCTGGGTTCCAAATTCATCAAATTTCACTCCACCAGTAAACCATGATGTTAACTGATCAAGTAAATTTGCTGCGGTAAGGACAAGCAATGCTTCTGCCATAGATTTAACACCATCCATAGCTGCTGGATCAATGTCATTTGCCATTTTGAAGAATGATGAGGCATTCTCCATAAACTGTGACAGTTTTGTGCCTATCTCCGGCAAACCATCAGCAACACCTGTCATAAACCCGCTGACGATATTGCCAAAGAATGATCCGATTGCATTACCTATCTTCTCAATAACTGGTATTCCTTTATCGAGGAACTCCTCTAACTGAGGTACCCTTTCCATCAGAGCGCCGATTCCAACGATTAATCCACCTATTCCAGCAATTAGTGTTGCTAATGCCCCAATACCGATAAATGCTGCCGCACCCATGGCTCCAACAAGACCTAAGATGACTAATGCACCGGACATAGCCAGCAACAATGTAGATAATGCAATCGCTGTTGGTATTGATGCTTCGACACCTAATTTGTCCATTGCGCCAAGTATAACTGCAAGTTCTGCTACAACCAGCCCCATTAAAGCCATGTAACCGATTGCTTTTGTATCAGCACCTTTAGCCAAACCGAGAACAATCATTGCCGCTGCCATAGCATTAAGAAGTATTCCTAATGAAATAGCTGTCTGAATAGATCCTTCTACATTTAAAGCATCCATTACCCCAAGTATTGTTCCGAGTATCGCAACAACTCCCGACATTACAAGCATGTTACTCATAACCGACTTGTCAATTTTCTTCGCCTGTCCAAGGATAACAAATGCTGTTGCCATAGAGTTGAGTAGTAACCCGATAGCTGTCGCTGATTGAATGGATCCTTCGAGATTAAGTGCTGACATAGCACTAAGAATAAGTGCCAGAACGCCAACAACACCCGTCATTGTATAAAGATTATCGGTAACGGTTTTGGAAATTCTATCTGTTTTGCCAAGTATTGCTATAGATGAAGCGAATGACAATAATAAAACAGATAATGCTGCTGATGACTTGAGCACAGAATTTCCATTAAGGAATGACATAGCAGTAATAATACCTGCTAATAACGCAACAACCCCCATCATGGTGCCAAGAGTCCGTATCATCTGTTTTGTATTCTTGGAAACCTGAGTTACTTTTATCATTAATGCGAATGTTGCCATGACTGATGTCAACGCAAGTGAAGCCGCAGCCAACCGTTCAGGTTTTATGAATGATAAAGCTACGATAGACCCAGCTAATAATCCTATTGCAACGGTCATAACAACCAAATCATTCTTACAATCTTTTGCATATTTGGTTACAGCGATCAGTCCAGTAAATAATAATTCCAATAAAGCTACTGCTGCTAAAGCCCGGCCAAGTCCATCCGGTTCAATCTTGCTTAGTACAAACAGCACTCCTGTAAGTACTACGAGCGCGCCAGACATCATAAGCAACATTGCTCCGGCTTTTGCCGCATTCTCGCCAGCAAAATTTGATACTGCGATAAGAGCCGCAAACATCAATTCCATTTTGATTATTACGCTCATTCCTCGACTGATCTCATCATCACTTATGTAACTTATAAGCTTGATAACCCCGACCATTGCCATCAGAGCTATTGAAATCTTGAGAATCATGCTTCCAGCTTTTGCGCCATGCTCTCCGGCATACTGTGATACTTTCACAATTGCTTTGAATAATACACCAAGTACACCTACAACAATCGTACCTTTTATGATTTCGTCAGCTTCAAGCTTACCGGCAAGTTTAATAACTCCAACCATTATTATCAAAGCAAACGACATCTTAAGCAACATAGCTCCGGCTTTTTTACCATTTGCGCCTGCATGCTCTGAAACTTTAACCATAACAGCAAAGAATACGCCAAGCAATCCAATTACGGTCAACCCTTTTGCGATTCCAGATGCTTCAAGTCCATCAATCTGTTTGATAACTCTTACCATAACAAGTAATGCTACTGACATAGCAAGCATAGTCTTTTCTGAACCAGCAATATCAACAGGTCCTTTAGAAAAATTACTCAAGGCTAATGCTACAGTAGTCAGCAAGGTAAGTATGCCTGTTATACATAGTAAATTTGTCTTCATCTGATCCGGATTCATGCCATTAAGTTTGGACATAGCTTCGGATACCAGCAATAATGATGCGCCTATAGCAAGAATTGAAACTGTTGGCTTGCTGAAATCGCCAAACTTATCTATTTTTGATAATGCGAGAGATAAGCCAACTAATGTAGCAGCCATTATACCAATGGTTATAACAGCTCTCTCTAATGAATCCTCATCAACTTTGGACAGTACGACAAGAGATGCTGCTAACACGCCAATTGCAAGAGCCATATTAAGAATTCCTTTTGATACTGTCTCAAAATTCTTAGCTTTTGTTCTTTTTGTTATGGAAGTGCTAATTGAATCAAAAACCGATCCAAAGCTTGTAAGTAATTTCCCGACACCTTTGGCCGGTGCTGAAAATGCCTCAACTGCTTTAGAAAGAGTCTTAAATCCATCTGCCATCTTATAGGTTATAGCGAGCATTCCTGCACCTACACCAACAGCAAATACTTTTCCAAAATTAATTTCTTTTATACTGTCAACGCATTTCTTACCAAGTGATTTGATAAGATTTATTACAGTTGAAAAACCATTTTGAATTCCGTTGACTAATCCCTGAATAATGAACCGACCAATTTCAAAGAATTTTGTTGATGGTGAATGAATACCAAGAACATCACGAATGCCCTCAAGAAGCATCTTGCCAAGTTCCACTATTGACTGAACAGCGGTCGTTGTGCCATTCTTTATGCCGTTAATAAGCCCCTTAAGTATGTATTCCGGTATGTTATCAGCTGCTTTTAATCCATCAATCCAATTCTTCACCGCATCTGCCGCTTTCTGGAGATGAGGGCCAAGCTTATCCATCGCTTTTCCAAACAAATTACTGAAATCGGTAGCGTCTCTCAAATCTACAAGGAAATCTCCTAATTTAGCAGTAACAGATAACAGATCAATGTTGAAATATTTCAGAAGTGTCGATACAACTTTAATTCCGAATTTCAAACCACCACCGAGAACATTTGTAACCATATCAAGCAATGCAATAACACCCTTGATCGTTCGTTTCAGTTTATCAGCAGTATCATCGCTCATAACTAAATGCTTTGAGAACTTGTTGATACTCTCAGTTAAGTTATATAATGTATCAGAAGTAATAGGCTCGAACATCTCAGTGAATGCCTGCTTGAATGTTTTTGCAAACTTTATACAGCCCTTTATGCTATTACCCAAGGAATCAAGAATCAATTCTTTTCCACTTGGTTTTTCTAACTGAGTGATTAACTCGCTCAATGGTGTTCCAGTTTTTTCAGCTTCCTTTGCAAGTTCTTTCAGTTTCTTTACCTGTTCATCGGTATATCCTGCATTCTTCAATTCGCTATCGGATAAACTTGCAATAGCTTCCGTAAGTTCTTCAGCACTTAATGTAGTATTTGACCAATTATGTCCATTTCTTTCCCATACTTTATTCACAAGGCCCTGCACGGTTGCAAAGTCATATCCGGCTTCTGTTAAAGCCTTCATTCGTTTCTCGTTGTCATTATTTCCAAAATCGCCTCTAATGACTCTTCCTACTACATCATTGAAGTACTCTACTTTATCGGTTATATCGTCTGTCGCTTTAGACGCTTCTGTTTCAGCGCCGGCTAACTTCTTTATTGTTTCTATTATAATACTGCCCGATAATTTACCTGCCGCAAATACTTTACCAATCGTGCCGTATTTACTAATCAGATCATCGACGGCAATGCCATGACTTTTGGCAACTTCTATAAGTTTGTTGTTGAAATCCTCTTCAGTAACCCCAGCCGATGTGATCCTGGAAATGAGATTATCCCATTTTGAATTCAAGCCACTAAACTTTTCGAATATTTTGCTTACATCTATACCATTAATGAATTTTGTTAACGCATTAGCCGCTCTTGTTACACCAGTAGTAAATACCTGCGCAAATGGTCCAATATTTGCCTTAACATCATTGATCTTGATTCGCAATGCATTGAACAATTCTACAAGCGGACCATTCTGTTTAATTAACGGGCTAATAAACTCAGCGCCTATTCTTGAAAGGGCTGACTTTACATTTGACATTGCACCGTTGAATGTCTCATTTGCTTTCTTTGCATGTTCACCGAATGTCTCGTCCATAGCTGTCGCAAAAGTATCGAAATCGATTTTTCCCTTTGACACCATATCACGAACATCCGCTTCGGTAACTTTGGCTCCGTTTCCAACTTTTGTAAGGTACTCAGCCAATGTTGCGGCTGCGTTCATACCTCTGCCTGACAACTGAAGTAACTGGTCACCCATCATTCTTCCCTGACCAGCTATCTGTGTATAAATACGACCGATATCTTCATATGAGCTATTGGTCATGGCCGCAACACCCGAGATACCTCGAAGTGCACTCTTCATGGAATCACCAGCTCGCATACCTGATGCTGCCAACTGTGATGCTACTTTTGCCGCTGCATCCAAACCATATGCAGTTCCGTCTACACCATAACTAACATCTTCCATTACTGCGGCAACATCTTTTTCATTCTTAAGCAAACCCATTAACTGAAAGTTTGCATTTTCCAAATTCATTGCTCTGGAAATACCGCCAGATTTTATGGTGCTGGCAATGTAGCTGTTTGTTTTCTTGAAAAGAGAGATTACTGAATCTGTAACATTCTCAACAACCCTCATTCCCACAATTCCAAATGTGGAAAATCTTTTTTGCAACTGTTCCACGCCGGATGCAATATGATCGAGAGATATGTTGTTTGCAGCTCGAGATACATCCTGAATTCCTTTTGTTGCACCATCGAGTTTGAGTTTCTGTTTTAATCGGTCGAGTGATGACATAGTAGTTTTGACGTTTTTCTCAAAATTACGATTGTCAAACCTCATCTCGACAACTTTTTCATCAATAGTCGCACTCATCTCTTAGTGATCTCCTTCCACGCAGAATCTGCGATTTCGTCAAAAATAGGCTGAATAGAAGGATTGATATAATCTCTGCCTTCTACCCAGCCACCGGTTCCTGTTCCATGCCCATACTGAAGAATGATCGCTATTGGCACATCATTTTGAATGTTTGAATTATGAAATGAAATTGACGCTGATCCGTCTTTATTCTCGATTTTGTAATACCAAGAACTCGCTGTTTTTCCTGTATCTTTTGGCGTCGCGGCAGCCAATGCTTCAACGCCGGCGCGACCATACTTATTGAGGTCCCCAAGATGTATTACTTCCTTAGCTCGTTCAAGGAAATTAGTGAGATTTGAAAAGTCTCCTTTTTGTCTAAAACTAATCATGTCAACTCCTCATTTCATTTATACTTTTTTTGCATAAAAAAAAGACGGTCGGCTGTGGCACCATACCGCCCTTAAAAATTTCAAGCTATTTCAAGCAATTTTTTCCATGTTCTATTCTTTGCTGTTATTTCTCCGTCAGCTATACAACCATTAGCTTTCTGAAATGCCTTGACACTGCTATCAAACTTCGTTCCGGCAATACCATCAACCGCCCCGCAATTATAGCCGATGCTGTTTAAATACTTTTGAATAGGCTTTACAACAGCATGTTTATTATTTTTTGTCTTGCTTACTGTAACAGTCTTACTTAACGTTTCATTTCCAGCAATGCCGTCAACCTTTGCACCTATGGCTTTCTGCACATCTTTTACGAATTGCATATGCGAGTATTGGCTAAAATTTTTTCCCGTGCTTCCTGAGATTGATTTGTTAAATAATTCCCGTTCTGCCACACGTCTTTTTGTAAGCCCGTTTAGTACTTTTCCACCGGCTTTATTATAAAGTAAGATTTTTTCTGAAATGGTTTCTGCATTTCTTCCAGTAACAAGCGTTTTCAAACTACCTGCTCCACAGTTATAACAGAATGATGTCAATGCTCCATACTGATTATCATTTGGTGTAAATGTTGTCACATACCGGTCGACATATGCAGAATATTTTTTTAAATCCTCTGTCAGATATTTTTCTGCCTGTGCCTGTGAAATTTTCATTCCACGTTTTACGCCGGCCGTATGCCCGTACCCAATTGTCCAAACACCAACCGAATCCTGATAGGAAGTCAATCGACAACCTTCAAATTTTTTTATCAAAGCTATCGTCTCTTTATTTATTGTTCTTCCCATTTAATCATCCTTTCGTGTTAAATTTCTTTCTACGTTCAGCATTAATTCTGGCGTACATCGCCGTAGTATCTTTTTTACTCATCATTTTCTTTGGCTGTCGATCAAGCATACAGACTTCGATCTGATCAATTAATCTGTTCAAATGCCATTTCTCACATTCTAAAGGCATTTGAAGTTCAAACATCCAACTATATATATCCTCGGCAGTGATAAACTGATCGTTCAGTCTGCTTTTTTGTTTGTTTGTGAACACGGTTGCCGTCATTTTTCGATATATATAATCGTTGAGTGCCTTAATGTTTTGTTCGGTCATGCTTTTATATGCATATGGATCAACATTCTTGTTTAATGTCATGCATTTGAAATAATCGATGGATTCTTCATAACTTAATTTTGTGGAGAGGAAAGGTTTATTCCACCTTGCCTCCCACTTCTGAAGAGACACCAAAGAATGCTCCATCGTTAAAGTTGCACCTTTAAACTCATAAAATTCGTTTGTTTGGTCGCTATAAAATTCCCTCGGTGGGATTGTTATTTCAATCATTCTTCAGTACTCCATTTTGAATTACGCAGTAGCAAGTACTGCTGTGTCGGCATTAGAAGCTGCATTCTCAGCCGCTTCTCTAAGATCTGCTGGTACAATGCCATTGATAAACTTTGCCGCTTCTTCGTCGTCAGATGAAAGCAACATATATAAAACTTCGTAAGCTGCTGTTTCAGAAAATGCTCGTGACAAAGGATGTCCTTCTGCATCTGTCTTTGTGAATCGTCGGCCATCAACCTTTTCACCGTACGCCGTGAGAATGATTGTCTTAAATGTCTTGATAATCTCTGACACATTCTTTGCTTTAACGATGTCGTCAAGCATCTCTGAAAATTTCTTACCAGTTGTGTATTCTAATTCAAGTAACTCTGGCTTAGATAAATGGAACCAAAGTTTTTCAGTTCTTGTTACTCCGTCGTAATCGTCATATGTAAGTTCTTTACAATACATAGTGTTATACCTCCTTAAAAAGAAAAGACCCCGTAGATTAAACACGGGGCCTATAATTGATTATGTGGATTATGTTTTATTATTTGTTTTTTTACGCTGTTTTCATAATTTCAGCGATCTCATCTGGTAACGGAAGTCTACCATCTGTTCCAGGTGTGTAATACTTCTTCTCAGCCCAATCTGGAGCTGACACACCAGATACTGCAACATACTTATTGCCTTCTTTTGTCAAGTAATCTTTGTAATTGGTTGCCCAATCATCAGGCTGTGTTGATAACAGCTCTGGATCTGTTCCGTAAAGAACCTTTTCCAGGTCGGCAAGTTTCTTTGCATCTACCTTGGTACTGTCGAGTTCCAAGTGAGCTGTCGGGTTTCCACCAGGAACATCTACTGGAGTTGTGGAAATAGTCCATGAGAATTCAATACCTTCTGGACTGTTGTTCTTTGACTTATATGCCTTCTCAGACGGGCTTGCAAGAGCTCCATAAATCATATGTAACTTATAGCCATAATCATCCTGATCGACATCATTTCCGATTGCCGTCTGGTAGGACATACCAAATGCTGCTCTCTTCTGCTGTCCTGCAAATACTCCTGGCGCGATCTCTTTCTGACCATTACACTCACTGAATGAATCCGGATATGTGTAAGCAGTAATTGTAGCTCCGAAATCTTCAGAGGACATCAGGTTTACATACTTAGCATCGTTTGCATATAATGCAGTAACTTCAGCTCCTGATGGACTTTCTGTAACACCGGTAAGGCCATTCCATGCTTCACCCTTTGGGTATGATCCATCAGACTCCTGCTTATAGCAGACACCTTTTTTGGTACCGGTTTCGTATAAACGTTCACCGATCTGATCCCATTTCATTAACATAGGTTTATTCTCCTTTTTTAAAAATATAGTGTGAATACATCGTGATTCAAGTTATCAGCTACATAATGTCTATCGTGGACACAGAATGGGGTTTCTAAAAGTTTATTGATTGCATCATTATCTGGTCTTTTTGAAATCACGATTACTTCATAGCATGTTCTTGAGATGTAAGCATGGTCATTTGCACGCTTCACGTCTCTTTTTTTTATCTGATATCTTATCGCCGGATAAGACATCTGTTTATTATCAGGGGGCTGATAATACACATTTTTATTCCCTATAAATTCCTCTAATTTACTTTGCAGTTTAAGTCTGCTCGACATCTGTATACACACCCCCTAGTGTTAACGCGATTCTAGGGAAGCTAGATGGATCGATAGTTGTAACTTTCCACTTAACTCCCTTATACTCCGCGTATACAATCTTCTGACAATTCTTCGAGGCATAGGGGTTGGCTACTATACTAATCACATTTGATAATGTGGTATTAGTATTAACATTATTGCTTCCGTTGTGATTCCATCTCTGGGTAAAAAAATCGCCTCGGTATTTATGAGTGATTATTCGTTCCTCACTTAACCCAGGCTCTATTTCCACATTTTCTGCAAACCCAATAAGTCCGCTCCATTTTGCCATTTTGAATTATCTCCTTATGATCAGTCCTTAGCTGCTGTCAATGTTCCCAAATCAGCGCTAGTCGCTGTCGTGCCATTTGGTTTAGCGTATGATACGCTACCAGCATTGCTTGTTATACTGAAAGATACCGGCACATACAGCGCATCACCAATAGAAATGATTGCTCTCTTTAAGAACATCTCTTTTAACTCACTTGTCTTAAGCTGAGTTTTGCAAGCAGCATCTGCATATGCTTTTGTATCGCCGGATTTTCCGTATACATATGTAGCACTTACGTTTTTGTCTTTTGCATCATTGAAAATCTTATCCATGTTTATTTATCTCCCTTCTGATAAACTAGGCAATTGCTTTCTTTGCTTCAGCAAGACCAGGTTCCTCGCTCTTGGTTTCGCTGCCGGATCTAAGCACAATTGCTGAGAACGGCTTATCAAGTGCACCCGAGCAACGAGTCTCAATCAGATACTTCTCCTGATTGTAGTCGATGTCGAAGTCGTCAAACATGTTGATTGATCCGCCCTTATCAGCGCCGACCTTATAATCAGCAAGGTTTACGATCACACCATACACATCCTTATCGTCCTTATCTTTAAGACCATCCATAACTGGAACTGTAACGATTTTGCTTACTCGAAGTGCTGTTGCAAGTTCGGCTTCGGTCTTATATAACTTATGACCGATAGTATCTTCAAGGAGCAGACAATCGGTAAGCATATCTTCTGTAGTATACAGAACTGGATTTCCTGATCCCTTATAATTCTTTCTTGATTTAACAGCTGCACGAATGAAATTCTTTGCCTTTTCATCCTCAGATGCACCTGTGGCAACTGCCCATCTAATTGTAAATAAATCATGATCATTCAGAACTGGACGAATACGATTCTCATCAACCTTGTCATCACTGGATGCAAGTCTACCGTCACCAAAGAGAATTGATCTCGCGATTTCCTCATCAAGCATCATACGCATCTCAGCCTTGAGCCAAGCAACAACGTTAAAATCTGTGATATCAACAATGTCATCACGATCCATCTTCTGTTTCTTATAGATTGTTGTTGGATCGGTACGTCTCTTAAGTAAACCGAATACTTCTTCTTTCTTAAGCTTTCCTTTGATATAACCCTTAGCTCTTGCTTCGTCCTCTGTGATGTCAGCGAACATTGACTTGATTCTGCTAAATGGAACGTGATGTACAGATGACATTACCTGCTGTACCCAATCCATGTTTCTGCTGATGAACGTTGGAACTGGGGAATCAGCTTTTGCCTCTGGGAATAAGAATTCAAGGTTCTGTACGCCATATTCATCGGCATGTGCCATGAAGCTGTCTTTTAATGATCCGTATTTTTTAAGATCGCCAATGATTGTCTTCATATCATCGTGAGACAGAACTGCTTCGTTCTGATCATCCTGAACGTTATTCTGATCAAATAAGTTGTGTTTCATTTCATTATCTCCTTCTTTATTATCTTTGTTATCGCTCTGTTCTTTTCTTTCCTGATTTTCACCAAGTAATCCGAATAAAACTTTCTTCTGCTCGTCATTCATGGTGTCGATGACTTCTTCGATGGTCTTTCCTCTTTCGACCCCATCTTTCTTTGGTTCATTATTTTCAGGTTCTGTTTTCTTTTCGGGGTTATCTTTTGATTCCTCTTTAGAGTCGTCTGCATGCTGAATGATCATGATATTTTCATCATAGAAAGCCTGAAGCTCATCCGCTTCTTCGTCACCATGAGCCATAACAAAGTCAATGCTTGCCCCTGGATTGGCTCCAGCGAGTACAAGGCTGACTTCCTTGATGTCACCATGAAGTACATCGCCGCCGATCTGCTTAAGATGGTTTGCCCATATTGATAAGCAAGCTACATCACCATGCATAACCCGCTTCTTTGCAGCCTGACCTTCTTCGGTATCATTAAATGATCCATACGCATATACTCCATCTTCACGATTTTCGAGTAATGCGTGTCCAAGAACTGATTCGACTTTTGTATGATCATGCATCCACACCAATGGAACTGTTTTTCCATCACAGTCCTTAAATGCGCCATGTCTAATCGTTCTTCCGTCAGCACAAAGTAAGTCGTTTCTAGTGGCATAACCACTGAAATCCCATTTCTTACTCATTTTGATTGTTTCCTCCTTCTTGGGATTGATTTTGGATATTTGGTACTGGTACATCTCCTTCTTTGGCCTGACTGATATTGCTATTTCTCAGTTCGTCAGCCTTTGGATCTTTCGATGGCTTCATACCAATAACCTGTCTCATTTCATTTGATGTCATAATTTCATTTCTTGTGAATTTATCCGCGATATCTGCGATATTATTGACTGGAACCAGTCTGAACGGATCTTTGAACATCTGAATTGTCTGCCCTTGTGTGCGAGCAGTCTTTGTTAAGAATTTTCTTTTAAATTCATCAACAATGGCTGAAACTATCGGTTCGATTGTCCGATTCATATAGTTCAGCATTGTCTTTTCATCAGCAGTACCATCTAAGATACTCTGTGTAATGCCTATCTGGGCAAATACCTGATTAGTCAGATACTCTACCTGATTCATAAGATTGTTTTCAACAGGACGATTAAGCTGAATGATTTTTTCAGTTGCATCAATATATGCAACACCATATTTACTGCCTACGAGCTGGTCTTCGATGTCTTTACGTCTGGTCTCTGCCTGCTCTTTCTTTAACAATGATCTCGCCTGATACGGTAACTGAACAATTATGTCAAGTTTTCCAGACGCCGTTTTTTCATCTGTCACATCCAGTAATCTCAATTTCTTTGCCAGCCGCTGCACCTGTGAGTTAGGCTCATTCACAATCGTATAAAGTGGATTTTCTATAATTGCAACGATTCTTTTAGGCACGACCACCTCTTCACGTTTACCGGTTTGATCGTTGTATACCCTAACTTTTACATGGCGAGGATACCATTCAAGTATCTTGCATGTTCTCATCGATCCGATGCTGTAAGAATCGGTTGTCAAAGGATCTTCGTCGGTGTCGATAGGTATTGCCCCGACGCATCCTTCGTCTAGCATTGACATAACCAAATCCTGTAAGAATGCACGACCTGTCTGATCAATGTTTGCTTCTAAATTCAAGCAATTGTTTAGTCCTGAATCCACATCTTCTTCATACCGGCCGTTTTTGTCATTCTTACAGTGTTTAATTCCAACACTTGACGCATCAACAGCGATTCGGTTAAATATGGAATTGATAATGGAACGATCATTATTGCCAGTAAGAATCAATCGGTCGGGTCTTCGTCCATATCCACTTCCATAACTGTATGGATATGTTGGTTCCTTATTTCTAAATGCATTCCATGCCCGTTGAAATCTGTCTGTTACTCCCATTTATTACCTCCTAGTCAAAGGCTTCACGATTAAGCTTATATGCGACATATGCGTCGAGCATTGCTGCTACTGCATCTATCTTCTGCTCATATCGTTTCTTTAATAGTTTTCTATTACCGTTTGTATCTTCCATCGTGATACAGTTGCCCATGGCAAACGTCATAAGTTCCTCATCAAACAAAAGCATACGTTCCTCAGCCAGTTTCTTTAACTCACCTAATGGAACCGATTCTGTCTTAGCTCCCTGTATTACTTTTTCTACTCCGAATGGACTATTTTCTCTTGTCCAACGCTCAACAAATTCCCGAGCATTATATGGGTCATATCCGAAACTTACTACGTCGTACTCTCGTTGATTTATGTACTCATCCAAATCATCATAAACCTGCATCATATCTAATACAGTTCCCAGCATTACAATCAGTGAACCTTCATTCATAAAAGATTCATACTTAACTCTCATCGCCATAGGCAATTTCATAAGAGTTTGTTCTGTAATATAGTTTCGAGTCTTTATTCCAAAAGACCCGTCACCAATTGGAAACATAAATGTGAATGCACAGAAGTCATCACCCTGTGATAGATCTCCTCCGAGCGAACACGGCATACCCCAATAATCTCTTTTTTTCTTATGAGGTAATGTTTCTTCATAAGTGAAATAATAGGTATAGCCTTCCATTGGAATACCAAATCGCTTCGCCAAAATATCATTTCGAACAGCGGGGTTTTTCTCAGCACGTTCGACATCGTCCTGATAGGTATCATATGTGACTGTTTTTCCAAGATTTGGGTTTGCCTTTATCCACATCTCCGGATTGCTTACTTCGTCAATTGAATCAAGCTTATACCACCATATAGAGGTATGAATCGATGAATATTCACCTTTTAAAATTTTCATCAATTCCATTTTGATTGTGTCTCCACTACCGTTTCGTACGGTACCTTCTGAACTGATTGCTAAAATCAGATAATCATTATTCTGAGCGGTTCCCTGCTCTTTTGCTGATGATTGTTCTATTGCACCAACGACATCTTCTCGAACATCACCGGATAGCCATTCGTCAATGGTTGCAACTTTAATTCTCTGACCCTGTAGTTTATCAATTGTCATAGGAACGACTTCCAATAAAGAACCGGTAAGGAAATTCTGTATTCCTTTTTTAGTGCTCGCCAGATAGGTATGATTCCCTGTTTTTCCAACAGTACTATGCACGCTTCCTTCAGTTAAGAATTTGTACAGCGGTCCTCTTGAACGAGCGATTGCAGTTCTTATTGGTGACATAACTTCATCCGCTTGCCTCATTGTTGGTGCAGTTGTTATTTGATGTGTTGTGGATGTATCTACATTAAGAAAGTAGTTTTGTATGCATGAGGCATACATAGATTTAGCCGCTCCTCGAGCAACTATAAGATATTGTTTGTTAATAAGACGTTTCTTGATTTTCTTTGTAACGTAATGTCCACCGTGATTATCTGGACCGGGAACATATACACTACGTTCGACATAATAATACCAACAAAATATTTGTTCTGCCCATAGTTTGAAAGTATCAAGTAAATGCAGATCTTCTCCGTTGGTCAATGTCAGCTCATCTTCACAATAATCGACAAATCCTTGCATGGCTTGATCATCGTACCATATACCAGGATTAGCAATTAACGCGTCAATGCGGTTCATTTCCATTTCGATCTCGGTATTGATTGCTATATCTCCTCTAATTACGGCATCCCTAAACATACCATAATATTTCGGTACAGCAGTATTAGATAATCCCATACACGATCACCTAATTACCCTTCTTCTTATCTTTTTTATCTCCGCCTTCACCGATGATTGGGGCTCTTGCACTATCTTTCTTCTTAAATGCATTATAAGCTTTGGCAATATGGTTATATCCCTTTGCACTTACATCCATAACATCGTTCACTTTACGTCCGGCACTGATATATGCATTTACGATCTTTTCACCAGTTGAAACATCTTTCGGAATTAACTGCTTAATATTTCTTTCAAGACTTAATCGATTATAAACATTCTGTAATTCGTTATATGAAAAAAGATCAGCATTTTTATATAATTCTTTTGCTGATCTACTTTCTAATACTTTCCGTTTTTTTGCTTCAACGGATTCGTCTTCAGACTTCGGTTTGTTGGTAAGTGCGTCATACTCTTTTTTTAGCTTCGCAGCTCTTTTTCGGCCTTTGGCAGTCAATGTTCCATTGGCATTTTGATAACGTCGGACTCCCCATTTCATTCCGAGTATTCCATGATGAGATAGAAAATCTTCAGGATACGGGGTTCCCATATATCTCCACATAATGTCATCCCTCCTCTTTTTGTTTGTGCTCTGAAGACACTTGTAATCGCCATTCCATTTCTGCTATGTTTCGGTTTATGGCGTCTGCGTGAGTTGAACTCGATGGCGGGTCAAACATCATACGAACTTTGAGCCCGACGTACGTTTTCACCGAATCAATATATATATTGTCATCGATAAAATCTTCCCATGTCGCAGTTGAATCTTTGATATTGAACGGTGTTTTTGGGCCAACGCCCAACTGCCATAATGTCATGAATGCAGCATTAATGTCGGCAATGAAATCATTGTCAAAATCCTTATCTTCATCCAAAACACCATTAAATTCCTTTACGAAATCTAAAATACTATTAGTCATATCGATCTCCTTAATGTTTCCAAGGACATGTGTCGTTTGGTTTTCTTTCTATTGGGTTAGTAATTAGCAGATTCACATCACCATAATGTATAGCGTTATGTGTGCTTTGAATTGTACAGACAAGATATTCTGGATTTAGTAATAAATCTGTTCTGGATAAAATATCTTCTTTTGTGATTGGATTCAGATGATGAATTAACACTGGGCCATGAATATCATAACCTGACATAGCCAAATCACAGCATTGATCTCTGATGATTATTTCATCTCTGATTTTTTTCCATTCCGATGATTTATAAAATATCTGATTGAGGTAACGATCTGAACCAAATGTGTCTGCACCTACTTGTCCGTCCAATCGTAAATATTCAAATCGTTCTTCAAAAGTCGGTATTTGTATCAGTTCAGAATATCGTCTAATATTCATCAGCATCACCGCCTTGACCAGAATATTTTCGCATTGCTGCTAATGCCTCTGCGTATGTTTCTTCCATTCTCTTTTGGCTCTGTAAAGCTTCAGTTTTAGCCTTAAGTAATCTGTTTTCTTCTCGAAGCTTTTCCAGTTCAAGTTGATCTTTTGTAGAGCCAGCTTTAAGAAAATATGTAATTATTTGTGACGATGCCGTTCCCTCTCGTAACTGTTTTTCTGCTGCCTCGTTAGCCAAAGCAATCAACTGTTTCTCTCTTGCTTCAGGTGTCAACGCCGGTCTGAGTTTAGCAGTAGTGTTTTTAGCTTTCGGCATACTTTTAACCTCCTTCTATTATCTTTTCGACCATTTAGATAACATTTATAAAGACTTATGATGCACCTGAAATATGCTCAGGATTTTTTGAAAGGAGGCATTTTCTGGACGTGGCATCACCAGAATATATGTGCGGAGGGTTTCACATATCAATTTTAAAGAATCATCATAAGTCCTTGTAAATATCATCTAACAATCAAGCAATGAATAACATTTGTAAAGACTCATTAATGTGAAAGGATTGGAAATAAACACTTGTAAGGGGTGGATTACGAAAAGCATTAATGAGTCTATGCAAATATCATTCATCGACTTTCCCCCATTTTTACCTCCGGGGAATTTTTGAGGAGGGCGGCGATGACGGCAGGGGGTGTGATTTTTAAGACCCCCTCCCTATGTATTCATCGTCTACCAGTGATACGGTTAAGCCGCTACGCTGTTATTTGTTATTTTTTTGTAAATATTGAATGGATCAGTTTCAATTATGCTATCGATTGCCTGTTCAACTGCACGATTATATTCTTGCTGCGATAAATTATCTTCAACTTTTGCAATTCTTGCTAAGTATTCGCAAGTGTTGTAACCTTTTTCTTTGTCAAACAATAACCATTCTGTAAACTGTGTAAAAGGATTAAAAGGATTGTCGAAAGTTGTAATTGCAACTAAACGATCGATGGCATTATTACTATTGCTCATTTAATTTCCTCCTTTTAAATACTTTGAAACTGCTGAAACAGAAAGATTCATTTTGTCAGCGATCTCTTGCAATGTGTAATCGGATGCTGCATAAGCTTTGATACGATTAATCTGAACTTGTGAAATGCCACGCTTTTCTTTTGGCATTGATCTTTCGCGAAGCACATCCGGATTTGCATTGTTAAGTATCTGCTTTAATTTATTTTCACTGATAGCCCCTGACTGAATTGCTTCCCATTCACGGTCAGTAATTTCTATAGCTCTGTCTCTTCGTGCCACAGATCCAACCTGCTGCCGATACTTAGTAAGCGCCTGTTGACTAATCTTTTTAAGATCACTCGTTTTCATATCAGGATTACTTTGCTTTTTCTCGTTTATCTCTACATTCGCCATCCGCTGTGCAGTACGTTCTTTGACCGTGTTCTTAAGGGCATCGTTGAGTTTTGCATCCAGTGAGTCTATCTCATCTTTATACTTGCTCTTTGCCTCTTTACTGGTTGCTATCTTACCTGTATAAGACATCTCTATTCTAGCTTTATTGGCCAGCCCCTTCATGTCATTGGCATACTGGGCATATAATAGCTCCATAGGATGACGTGCTTCAGATACTAATGTATAAGCATCATCAGTCTCTGCCATCTTTGTACTCTTTTTGGTTCGCATTTTCATCTCGTATCGGATCTTACCAGTACGATCTGTATAGTATACCTCACCAGTGGTATTGTCTTTACGCTTAACAGGGGTGTACCGATCAATGGATGCCTTATCAGTGGTATTATACTTAATTGTATCTCCATCAGCGGTTTTGATTGTCACTGTACCAGTCTTTTTATCTATGGTCCGATTAGGGTAATACAAATCATCAGCTGTCTTATAAATCAATGATCCCTCTGGTCTGGATGGGTCATACCACGACTTATCTTTCAGATTGATCTTTGGCGTTCCTTGTGTCGCTGGGACACTTGTCTCTCCTTTAGCTCTTGAAAGTATTGTGGATGCTCCACCAGATCTAACAAGATTGCCATTTTCATCATACTTCGCCTGGTAATCTTTTCTAAGCTGTGCAATGTTATTGTCTTTTTCACTCGCTTTATAGTCGAGTTTGTGTTTTTCAGCATCAATTACAACCATAGAATGTCTAACAGCTCTGGCCAGTTCTTTTTCATCCGCGCCAGCTAATGTCATATCTGTGATAAGATTAGATATTTTACCCATTTCTGTCTGGGTATTTTTCATAACCTTATATTCATGACCATCCCGATAATAATGTTTTTCGCCATTACTATCAATCTTTACTTCTCCGCCATATTCGAGTTTTGGATCAAATCCTTTAAGTCCATCAAGTTCTGGTGTAGATGTGATCCTCACCTTGCTACTGGTAGGTATAACCATAGCAGTATCCCCATCGAAGTCTGCACCAGATAATCGAGCGGCTACCGTCGCATTAATACCAACAGCATCCTGTGCCAATGGCCCAATTGTTTTAATTGCATCTTTATTACGATTGTTAACTGTACAAATAGGTATCTCAAACGTTCCTCCGTGAGGGTAACGAATAAGTGCCACTTTTGTTCCGGACGAATACTTTGGTGCATATATCTCATTATCTTTGAGCGATGGGATTGGTATAATGACATGATACTTCTGATGCGGTAATGCTGCTGCCTGTAAATTGACAGCTGCCGCGTCACAACCATCCGCAAACTTCTCAAGATAATATTTCTTAACAGTTGGGTTAGTCAGTGAACATATCTCAGCATACTCATCCATCTTATTTGCTTTCGCCAAATTAAGCTGCTTTTCTGCTAATGTCTTTGTCTGTTTACCAAGAAACTGTGACGGTAACGCATCTTTCCAGTCATCCCAATCACCCTCATCAGCTCTCTTATTTATGAGACCGAGTTTCTTATTAGGGTTATCGGATGCTCCAGAAATCCGTTCGCCGGTTTTACTGTCATACCAATACTGTCCGCCCTGATCCGCGTCTTTTATAAGTGATCCAAATGGATTGTCCGGATCGTCTTTGATGTCTTTTAAAACTTCGAGTTTAGACTTATCTTTTGTTTTATTGGTATTAAATCGTACATCTATACCATCTGGTAGATCATCAGAATAAACTGCCATTCCCTTGATGTATTTCTTCCCGTCTACCATGATTCGAACCTGTGAATATCTGGATTCTCCTAATGATAAATCAGGGCACCCTCTTCTGATTTCAACAAGTCCGTCTTTCTCTAACCCGCCATCTTCAGCATAACAAATTGCTAACCGCTTTGAATCCAAGCTTGATGGGTATGTGAACTTTCGTTCAAATGTATCGCCACCATCACGAGATATGTAATCATTAATAGTTTTTACTCTGTCCAGATCATAAATCTCCTGATGTTCGATTCCCGGTTTACAAAGTACCCTCTGAGTCGTTTTCTGAGAAGTATTAGTAGCCTGAGAGAAACGTCCGCCGTATACGTTATACCCTTCCCGTGTAAGAATGGTTAAAGCCTGTTCGAGTTTTTCTTTTGATATTCCAAGCTCACGTTCTACTCCGGTACCGACATCGACCATTTCTTTACTGTCAACCTGCTTCTTAAGATAGTTAGCAGTATTACGAGCCTGTTTCATTTTGCTTTCTGAACTGGCATTAAGCAGTGATCGTACAGTAGACTCATTAATACCTAGTTTTCGTCCAATCTCAGAATTGTTTAATCCATCAGATCTTAATGATTTAACATGTTCGACAATCAACATACGCCGTTCATCTTTAGCCAAAGACTTTTCAGTACGATACTGTCCTGTGGTAAGTCCAAATTCATTTTTAATATTTTCGGGTGTTTCTTCCCACCCAGTTTTCTTAAGAGCTTCTACTCGACTAAGGAAATCCTGTCCATGCTGATATGGATTCTCTCCTGATCCCCATGGAAAACGACCTGAATGCCTCGGTGTTCCATAATGGGCAAGGAAATTTTCGTCAAGCAATAATGAATCAAGATCTGAAAAAGTATTCATGTTATACCTCCCCGTTATTTAAAGACTGAAATAATTTATCAAGATGAATGATTTTGTCTATAACAGGTGCCACATCTTCTACTGTCGGACAAAATACTTCCACATTATCATTCTGATAAATTCGAAGCTCGTACTTGATCTCTCCCGGTTTCACTTTGTATTCCAAACAAAACAGCGCAGCATAAATTAATAGCTGATCCATATGTGCTGGGATACGTCCAGTCTTTAAATCATGAATTCTTAATAATCCGTTTTTGAAACTTATAGCATCGGCAGTTCCAAAAAATCTTTCTGAATAAAATAAAACAACCTCTGTGTTCATCTGATATCCGATTGCATCATTAACATATGAATAAATCGTTTTCTTTGAACGAGGTTGTTTAATTCCAAGATCAATTGTTTCTTTTGCCCATGCATGAAGTTTAGTGCCCATCTCAGATGCTTTTTTATTTCGATATATTTCAATCGCTTTTTCATCATCATACCATAGCCAATGGTATTGACTTGCTGAGAATGGAGCGTGGAGTCCTTCAAGACTCGAATGTTGATTGAAGATCATTTAGCACATCCTCCTTATTTTCTGGATAAATGAAAGCGGCATATGACATATGGTTCATCTTCTCAACATAATACCCTTGATTTGGTCGATGACTCGCCGTAGCATTTTTCTTTCCCTCAAGTGCTGCCCATTTATTTTTGTATAAAATAAGAAGGTCCGGAATTCCCTGTATTTCCGTTGGGTCCATATGTAATACAATGCATCCCGGAAACCGGTGTTCCAATTCATTTACCAGCTTTGTCTTGAATTTGTTTTCTAACATCGCTAATAATACCCTCCTTTCAAAATGAAAAAGGAAATGCACGCTGATAAAAAAAAATAGCGTTTCTATCCTTTCTCTCTATAAAAGGGTATGTAAATGACGCGAGAAGAAAAATGAAGATAATTTGTATTTGCCGCTAAAAAATAAAGACCCAATGTATTTCTACACTGAGTCCTTATTGACAGATTTATTTTTTAATTTTTTGTTATTTTTAATTTCATCACATTAACTTTATTGTTTAATACATCCCCGATCCCAGACATATAACCGTTTACAAAAGATTCTTTTGTAGCTTTGTTTGCAACTTTGATAGTTAAGTATTGGTTTAATAATATTCCACCTATACCAATCATAGTTCCCAAATTAAGACCTTTAGTAAAGTCATCCATGTCGGAAATCTTTTCTTTGCATTCCTCGTATTTGTTTTTAATTGTTTCTTTTACTTTCATAATAAAAACCTCCTTAAAATATAGTTTTTCTGTCATTAAAGCGGTTGTAGATTTTGCGAAAAAATAAAGACCCAATGTATTTCTACACTGAGTCCTTGTTATTAAAATATTATGGTAATACCATGCTCTTTTAATTTCTTTGCGATAAAAAGCTTAAATGATTCAGTTTTTTCTTTTGGTCCATGTTCTAAATAACACATTAAAAACCCCAAACGCCACGCGGCTTTCGTATCTTTATCTTTATAATTTGGCATCATGATAAAACCTCCTTTTATTTTATTTCATAAAGGTCTATGTAAACGATGCGAGTGTTCATTTATGATACATTAAATTATGTATGCATTCAGTTATGAAATATATTTTTTATCTGACAATTGTTACAATATATACATATTAATCAGAAAGGAGGTATAAAAATGGCTGAGCAAGCATTAATTAAAGACAATTCTATGCTTAATATATGTAAAACACATTGCTCGGTATCAGGTAAACCATCAGCACCAAACATGACACATGCGATAAAGAAACATTGTGGTAATATGAATAATGCTTATATTTATACACAACCAGAATTATTATCCTATAAAAATCAATGTTACCGTAAAGGGCTCAAAGAAGGTTATATACAAAGTGGTAAACTAGTTATTTATATTGCCGCTTGTGTTGCGTACGAATACCGATATGAAATTTGGTCTTTTGCTAAAGATAAATACACAAAAATTACTGAAGCAAAAAACACTAAGAAAAATGTAAAAACTACTAAAAAGGCAATGAAACCTGATGCCAATCTTACAGATCCCGATAATATTGACCGCTCAGATTCAGATATTGATACTGAGTAAATTTATTATTTTTTCTATTCTAAACTTGATATATTATGAGTCAAGTTACACATCTTTATAATAGCAAATTTTTATATTCCCTCCGAGCCCCTAGCACAGACCTTGTGTTAGGGGCTTTAATCCCCCATTTTCACCATCTGGCCAAAAGCCCAAAAATTTTCTCTATTTATTATAAAAATATATATTTTTTTTTCACAATTAATAAGAGAAAAAAGTGGGTTTTTGGCCACAACACCCCGCAAACCCGCATAAAACCTAGGTTTTTCGCTGGCCAAAAACATTTTCAAAAGTGGGCAGAAACCCACTTTTTTTGGCCATTTGACCAAAATTCTCCAAAATTCACTCCAAAAATTTGCATAAAAAATGACCAGAACCCGCCAAAAGTGGGTAGCTGGCCAAAAATTTTTATAAAAGTGGGCAGAGATTTTTAGTCAAAATACAGCTAATTATTCTCAGTTTCGAGAGTTATTTCAACACTGTTATCTTTCTTTGAGAAAAACAATCTTACCTTATATGACTTGTCGTTGTTGTAACCCATATATAATGATCCGCTATCGTCTTCCGAATCATAATCAACAGTGTCAAATCCCGCGTCTTTGCATTTCTGTTTATAGGTGTCAAACTCTGATCTTTCGGCGTTTTTTACGCTACCAGTAACTAAATCACCATAATTATTGAAACTGATTTCTTCCGCCGTAAATATATCATTTGGATTAGGAATCATTGTTGATAAATCTTTTGTTGATACTTCTTCTGAAACAGTATTATCTGACGATGAAATAGTTGATGTTGAGTTCTCTACCTCATCTACTTCTGCTTCCTCTACAAGAGTTGTTCCAGTCTTACCGGAACTGTCGCCACTTCCGCCATTACTACTATTATCAGAGCATCCAACAGCAAACACTGTGACTGCCAAACCCATAATCAATAAAGCCTTTCTCATATCCTTCTACCTCCTTCGATATGTACAAAATATAAATTGATTATAGTCTGTCTACATCCGGGCTGTCAACTGATTCTGACACGCTACTGCAAGGAGTTACTGAAAAGCCATTAATGCCACCTACTCCGTATACAGTATTCAATGTATTCTTAGTATTTATCTCTTTAAGAGTGACACGATAATCATCAACGCACTTTTTAATAACTGCATCGTGATTTTTTCCTCGCTCCTTCATTCCTCGGCCAGATCACTAATCCCTTCTGCTAATATGCACACAGCACCAGCAATAATCCAAGTAGTAACATGATCACCAAAATGATAAAATCCCCAACATAAAAATCCTAAAAGCATATACATTTTTTATTCCTCCTTTAATATGTTTTTAATATGTTAAGTCTTTTGTTAATAAATTCGTCTTTCTTTACATCTTCCTCTTCACGAACAATTTCTACAATGTAGTCATTATAGCTGCTACCAGGTTCAATCTGAATGATTTTAGCACGTCTATCCACAAGGCTCCGACCTGATAGATTATTAATATAGTTACCGCTCCAAATTTCTATAACTGAATTATCTAATATTTTTTTCATCTCTTATTCCTCCTTATAATTATGCTCTACATAAACTGATGATATTGTCATTTTCATCTCTTTTATTTACTCGACTATGACAATACCCTTCTTTTTGGCAATAACATTCATAATTACCAGCCCCGCCAACACCTGTTATATAATATGATCGGTACCGGCATGGCGGCCTATTATCAGGAATGGCATCAACCAAACCTATAAATGTATCCATTTTATTCCTCCCTTGGCCAGTGAATCGTTACTCTTAATACACCAATAGTGAATGCAGAAATATCAGCCACTTCGGAATTTAATAGTTTTTCCAAAACCATTCCTTTTTTGTAAGCGATACGATAAATAGTCATCATACGACCCGTATTGTTTACATCATAAATATCAATGTTATCCGTACTTAAATCCAAAATATCTTTTACTGTCATTTTTTATTTCTCCTTTTCGTTGGACATCCGTCAGGATATTTATCTCTAAGCCAGTTGTTAACCGCCTCATTCACGCTTGATGCATTTATCGTAGTATCCTGGTCAATTCCATTTATTAGCCGCCGTTTTCCTATTTGACCTTTGGGTTCACATGCATTTAATGATGTATCCGATTTAACCCAAGGGAACGGCTCACCAAATAAATACTTCTCCATCGAAAATTCCGGTTGATCAGACATCTTTTTCTCGATCTTTTCAAGACTTCCGGCATAAGAAAGAACGCGGGCATACATTGGTGATTCACCTCTTGCTTCAACTACGATTAATACATCTTTGCCGTTTTTAATAGCTTCATAGTCACTTCGACTTATAAATAGCTTTTCCGTAAATATCACTCCTCCTTTTCAAAACTATAATGTCTTGCAGCATCTTTTGCCATCTGAACAGCATAGTCTACTGCTGCGTCTGTCGTGGTATCTGAATCAATACCGTTTACCATCTCTTCCGAAGTTATAATGTTTGTTGTACCGATAGAATTTATCGCATCAATCTGTGCCTCAGTTAGTTTAATGCCATGATTCTTGAAAATATCTTCAGCCCATCTAACGTCGGATTTATTAACCTTATTTTCACATCCGCTAGAAGTGCTAATAATTAATTCAGAATATGGTAAACTCTCAATCCACCTACAGAACTCTCGCCATTCATCCAACTTATGGTCTTTACGAGATTTATAAATGTTTGCCAGCACCTCATAATTCAGCATAACATTACGAGTCTGGTTGTAACTGCTCGGAAGAAGCTGAATCATCTGCCACCAAATTTCTTTTGCAGATAGCCCGGTATGTGGTGCAGTTTTAAGAGCCGCTAAATATCTTTCTCTAGCATTGTTTAATATTTCGATTGTAGCATTAAGCATCTCAGATGGAAATAGACCTCTCCAACCGCCACCAAGAGGATAGCAATATACCTCACTATCAAATAAGTTCTCAGTACTAAAATCATCCAAAGTAAACTCTTTCTCAGCAATCTTGTGCATCGTACTGCAAGAGTTAGCAACAGTACCTACCTTGTAAGTATCAAATTCTTTCCCATTAATGGACTATCTTTTACTATTGTTTTTGTGTGTTCGAAATACAAAAGAGAAAAGACCCAGCGTTTTATTGCTGAGCCTTTAATCTTTATTTCTTAAAAGTGCCAACTTTTTAAATCAGGTTTCCAGTCAATTATACCAATTTTATGCATATACAATTCCTCTGCAAAAAGAACTCTCCGTATGACAAATATAGGTATCCACGGATATCTCTTCTTAATCAATTTCATGCAATCTATGGTATCGTAGTATAGACCCGTATTCATAAATATCACTCCTTTCTCATTATATGAGATGTTATTTTCGCTAACGCACAAATATAAAACAATAGGACACCGTTTCGGTTTTCATGGGCTTCGTTTCCTAAAACCCAGCTACGTATCAATAGTAACCCTACTCCCCCGCCCAGAAGGCATGGGGGATAGCCTCTACAGGTTCATTCTAAATAATGTAAAACTATTACTTTTTATCTGTTTTCATAAACTTCTCATCAATATCGGTAATACGTTCGATTGTTTTGAAAACGCATTTGCATTTACGACAAGCATAGTAACGTTCTATCTCAGTACCTGATTCATTTATTTTTTGATGATGTGAATATGTATTACTATCGCATTTAGGACATCGCATAAAATACCCCCTTTTTTCAAAACATATTAGTTTAAATTATTTAAAAAGTTTCCCACGGGATTCCAATGGGTGGTTCCCCGTTAGCCACGCTGAAATATAAAAGAGTCCTTAATTAGGACTCCTCCTCTTGATTTTCTTTGACTATTTTTTCTGAAAATATCAGCCATTCTTTAGAAAAACCAATAGCTTCAGAGATTTCCTCCCATGTAAAACGATATTTAAGTAAATGTTTTACCATCTCAATTTGAAGCTTTAGTCTTCTTAATCTTTTTTCAGATATTTTAGACATATTAATCACTCCTTTCATTATAGAAGATGTATTATTCGCGTGACCCCTGCCGATAAGCAGGAAAAGTGTTTCATTGGCAGAAAGAACTACCAATATAAAGGCGCAGTGATTCTCACATACACCGGCATCATCCGCATGAACTTTCTGTGGTCTGTACCTGCGTTGGAGAGACGCTGCATAAGAGAATGATCCGCTTCTCCGAGATTGAATGCCTTAAATGCAGTTTTATTCCCAACATTTAATGTATAAGAACTATAGCTATCACTCTTCTCCCATGAATTCATCGGATTTCGCATACCCTCAATAATAAACTCCATCTGCGCTGGGCTTGCCAGAACTACATTTTCTAATTTAATCATTCTTCATACCTCCTTCTATGAATATCAAAATCGTCATCATCGCCTTTAGTTCCGATGCAATAACAATAGCATTCTTTGTCTAACTTAAAATATAACTTGACAAAAGAACGCAACATCACAGCCACTATTTTTTTAATCATCTTTAACTCCCTCTAAATATTTTTTAATTTGCATACATCTGTTGGAATGTTCACATGTTATAACATGATAACTTATGCCTTCAGATTCGTTATTTACATAACTTGTAACGTCTGCTGTAAAATCTGGACAATTATGACAGTATTCTTCAACATTTAATTTAATCATTCTACATAACCTCCTAGATCTTTATCAATAATCGCGTTGGTTTCGATTTCTTCAATGTGGAATTCAACTTCTGATCTATTGTCTAATTCAGGAAATCTTGATTCTTGATCCTCTTTAAAATACTTTTCTTCTGTTTGGGCTTTTACTAACTCGGCTTTTTCAAGAGCATCGAACACACCGAAAATATTAATATTGGCACCATAACCACCAAACCATGTGTCACCGTAAACTAAATATAATTTCATTATCTTATTCTCCTTTCTCTAAGCCCCAGTCAATTTTCAGATATGAATAGAAATCCCACTGATCCGCTGGGCAACCTGGCGGTAATGGTGTTGCAGGTTCATAGTCTACTTTATAGCCGAGGTTCATAAGTTCTTCACATAAAGCGTCGATAATTTTTTTATCTGGTTCATCCAGCGGTATGCTTGTATTATAAAAACCAGCTTTGATTGTTTCTTTGATACTTTTTTCAATCATATTCATTATGTCTTTGCATTTACAATTTATAAGGGTTTTTCTTTTCGCTTCGCATGCGTTAATCATCTTATTCTCCTTTCGATTTTACAACTCCTTAGTTGTTTATTTGTCTATCCTTCCGCTCGTAATACTCTTCTTTGGATATTTCTACCCAGTCGGGTTTTTCATTACCTTCTGGATCTCTAAAGAATCTATTAATCTCGATTTTCTGCTGCTCACCATTCTCTGTTTTTAATGCATAGAACACACCAACAGTATCAAAATCCCCATTCTTTTTATCTACCAAGAAATCCTCGCAATAAACCTTGATAGGTTTACCGGGCATATAAGGCATTGTTATAGGAAACATTTCATCAACGATTTCGCTAACCAAACCTGACGAATATGTAACATTTGGATTATTAATATCAACACAATATGACATGTCGCTGTCGTGATATTGCACAGTTCCGTCTCCATATGCATACTTAAACAACGACGGCATTCGTTTACACTGATATACTTTTGGACCGTCTTTAGGACGTGAACATATATTCCAAGCGTCATCCGTATCCTCAATTGGAGTTAACGGCTGCATATCAATCAAACGATTAAGTATAGCCTGTGTCATCTTAATACTGAAACCTGAATGCCCATCATCGCATAAGCTATTAAAAGCTTTTAGCGCACTCTCGTAGCAAGCGCAGCCATAATCAAATTCACCCTCCTTGCGATCCGGATTTTCATGTTTACATGCTAATTCAACTTCTTTTTTAGCCCATTCTTTCATACTCATATTATTTTCTCCTTTCAAAAATATAAAAGAGAAAAGACCCAGATTTTACTCTGAGTCTTAACTCTTTAAATTGTTTTATCACGATAACTCACATGCGATACTGGTCGTCTTGTTTTTGTATCCGATCATCCCTTTCACCAAAACCCTCAATTATGCCTCCAATAAGGTCGAAGGTGATAAAAGTCCAAATTGTCGTTAATACTGTCCATAACGCCAGTGCTCCTTTAATGAAATTTTTCATGATTAATTCACTCCTTTCTTCATTATATAAGAAGTAAATATCGCGAATTACTCAGTGTCTGCATATCCTTACCCATTATGTTCCTCCTTAGAAACCGGCTCTATAAAGACATTCAAATGCCCATCCCGAGTACTTATCTCATATGCGCAAGAGTTTAAAACGCACTCTCCAATGTAATCAATGTACTTTTCATTTAGGCCATTAGGTATTTTTAATTTCGGTATCGGACATCCCCTTTCAAAAATATGTACATCAGAATTGACAATATATAACAAATCTCTAACCCTAATGGAGCGTGGAATGATCCTAAATTCACCGGGAGCAATTAAAGCTGGCATAGTCATACCTGGTTTGTTGAAAACGTTAATAACCACACGAACGCTTCCACCGTTATGTACCAACTTATACGTCTCTTTATCAACATATATCATTTTGTTTCCTCCCTCCAACTGATACGTATTTCATCATCATACAACCAACTATTATATTTATATGTACGTATCGTGTACCCTAAATTTTCATAATGGGTAATTAACAACTTACAAACATCATTGCTAATATGATCGCACTTACAAGCCACTTCATATGAACCTTTTTTCGTAGCCTCCTTAATCTTTCGATTTATTTTTTTCACAGTACTTATGTATAACTTTTTTTGATATTTGACTTCGCTCAATATAGTTTTTGATCTTGCTTCCTCTGCATTAATCATATTCTTTTCTCCTCCCAACTTATTCTTATTACCGTAAATTGCTTCGTATGTAATGGGTCATAACAACGTGCAACGTAATATCCTAAACTTCTAATTTCTTGAATCAATGCGCAAATCGTATTATCGTCAAGAATATCATCAAATTCGTCAAATGAATAAATACACGAATAACGTCCTTTATATATCACTTCTTTAATTTTACCGTCAATTGATTTTAGGACATCTCTACTTTTTCCATTTAATATAGTTTTTGATCTTGCTTCCTTTGCATTAATCATGTTCTTTCCTCCTTTTACTGGTCTTTCAACTGTACCGTGTAAATCTTTCCATTTACTTCTATCACGTCATACTTCTCAATAAATTCGTTATAGTTTACCGAATTGTCAAGGATGACATCGTATTGAATTGGCTGTGCACATGCAAAAATAAACGCAAATAACATAGACAATACAGTAACACCTGAAAATATGTATGCCACTATTTCGTGATTAATAAATATCAAAACGCAAACAAGCGACATCACAGCCAATATAATAAGTATTGGAATGATAATGCCCTGATACTCATAAACAGCCGGTAAAAATGCTTCTTTTACATTTAATATTGTTACTCCACTCATAAATCTACCTCCTAAAATCCATTTGAAATAATGATTTATTTACTATATAATCTGATCTGTTTCATCTTTTTAAGAAATAGTTTCATCTCATACCCCGTAAGACCAACACATGTATTTCCAATCTTTTTCTGATCTGTTAGTTCAGCATCATAAGACTGTAGCAGGTGTCTACCAGAAGCCTTTTTAAGAATATCTACCGACTGAATAAATCCATATTTAGCATCTTTTCTTTTATACTCTACGCCATACTCATCTTCTTTTATTTTAATAAATCCAATCTTTGCTAATTTATCATCTACTGTTTTAAATAATTTCATTTTTTTTTATTTCTCCTTTATTTATTCTCCATCAAATACAATAATTTCGTTTGATATTTTTAGGTATATTAAGCCCTTACATTCATCTACCTCCTAACTTCTTTGCAATCATATCTCTTACTACTGCATCTAGCACAAAATATGGATCACTTTCCTTATTCCGTACGATCTCATATTCAAGCTGCTTACGATATCGATCACAATTTTTATCATCTACTATTAAAAAATCACGAAGTATATTTAATTTATACTCGATCGTTTCTTTAACGGTTAACCCTTGAACCACATAAGCCATTTGTATCCTCCTATGCTCTTTTACTTCTTATTTCTCTTGGAACGATATAATGATCGGCTTCATACCCCCGCTGATCGAAATATTGTGTAGATGGCATGGAAAAGCGAATTTCATAAATACCACAATCCGTTTCAAACTCATGAACCGCATGTATCATCACTTGCCCGTTATCGTTTGTTGTTTTTGATCGATATAACATTCGCTGCCATTTAACATCCTCCTGCAATAGCCTATTAATCATGCTTACCTCCTATCTGTGATACATCTGCCACTCCTCTACAAATCCAGCTGTCGTGTCAACAATTTTTTCTACACTGAAAAAACTGTGCCCATTAATACATAGCCGTCGTCTCATAATTTCATTATCATCTGGATTCTGAACTGTATCTGACACTACCATTTTTCCTCCGCATTTTGGGCATTTCATTCTTTCGCCTCCCATCTAATTGGTTTATGAGAATCATCATTATACGGATGATTCAAACAATCATCACATGGATCTTCAGTTTCTTTTTCATCTTTGTACACACACTTCTCGCAATAAACATTGAAGTATACTTCTTTTGTGCTAGTTTCCATTCCGGTCACTCCTTTCGTAAAAAATAAGAGAAGTCCCTGATATAATCAAAGACCTCTCTTAGATTGTTAATAAAAATATTTTCTTAATATATAACGTTTATAGTGTTGTACTACATTGCTTACTATGATCTCCTTGTCGTACCCAAAGACTATTTTGTCTGTTATACCGTAAACTGTATAAATGAAAATATCATCATCATTTTTCAAATAGACAATTAAATCGTCATCTTTTATAGTTACTCGTATTCCAGCATTAATACGTTCTTTGAGCATTCCATGAATCGCAATACAATATAAATATTCGTAATCTGCCATAAACTTCACTCTCCTTTTCACTATAGAGAGTGTTTTCTACGCGCTTTCATAACCTCAAAATAATACCGGTTAGCGATTAGCATCGTATTACCCAATACCATCCATAACCCAAGTGGTATGGTAAATACTGCAAATGTGCAATCATCGATCATTATACTGGCAATTATTGAAAATACCACAACGAAAAATCCTATAATTCGCTGCTTAAGAAAATATAATTCTTTTTTTCGTTTTTCAACAGTATTTTTTAATTCATAACCCGGTTTTGCAACACCAACAGAATATCCATAATGACATCCGTCAGTGTACCCTTTATTATATATAGCTTTTTCATAATCACTCATAAAAATAGACTCCTCTTATGCAACTTTTTGAGTATTATTTACCCATCTGGTTTCATTGAATTTTTTCTTAGCTGCTAAAGCCCGGCTTATCGCAATATCAATTCCTGATCGACTTTTTAGGTGATAATAATATAAATCTGTAAATGGTGTATTTAATCGATCTATACGACCACTTGCCTGCTCCATTACCTTATAAGAATAGTTTTGTGAATAGAATATAATTGTATCTGTTGTTATACAGTTCCATCCCTCGCAACCCGCAGTATACTGCACCAAATATACCCAACTATCAGAAGTTGGTACTTCCTGATGAGCATGACCATTCCATTCTGCAACTTCGAAATTATCCTCGTTACACATTGGTAATAATAGTTCTTTTAGTAACTCCAGCTCATAATCAAAATTATAAAAAACTATTGATTTAGGATGCTTTTCTATTAGTTCAAGAAATGAAATCTGTCTGGAATCAGATTGATTCACCATTCTTCGTAAGGAATAACATAGTTCGGATGCATTTTTTATTGGTTCGTTTGTCCATGGATTCCATCTAAGTTTTGTTACCTGACGATATGCAATATGATCATAATCAACATAAATATCTTCATGGTGTGCTACTGTCTTACGCTCAAAATCCATATCAACCAGAATATTATTTCTTAATCTGATGAGTCTTCCGGTATTCAAGTATCGATCTATCTTAGGAAATTTACTAAATCGAGAATATACAACATGCTCGTCTATAAATTCTGTTTTATTTCGATAGAATCCATTAGCAACAAATACAGGAATATAATCAGACCAAGTGTCTCCCGGAGTTGCCGATAAAAGAATCCATTTATTACTCTTGGCAATCTTTAGGAACGCCTTTACCCAAGCCCCGGAACCAACTACTCGCTGCTCATCAAATATAAAGAATGCATCTTTTACATCTGAATATTTTTGTATATTATTCCAGCTATCGATCACGACTTTGTTACCCCATCGGGATTTATTCAGCTTTTCATTTGTAGACAATAAAAAAGGAATGAGTTCTTCTTCCCATTCCAAATTATCTCGTTTTTTTGCTGTTGTTATAATATAAAGATCCGGCGGACGTTTAGTCATTGCTTTATATCCATGCTCGTCTATGGAGCCGCCATAGAGTTGAAAATAATAATACAATGACGTGCGACTTTTACCAGATCCTACACCCCCACATAAAATACAGCCATTATGCATTTTAGGTATAGCCTCTTTTTGGTGGGGGTATAGAAATTCTTTTTTACTACTCATTGTGCTCATTCATAAAGTCCAAAAAGAACCTTCTGCCCACAATATATACAATGAGCAACTCTCTGACCATCGTATACATTATGGTTTAACAGGCTTTTACAGCTCGGGCAAAACGGATATGTACCACCTTTTATACCCCCAGCCACAACTTTGAGATATTCCGCGGGTTTCGCATTAAGATGGTCTAAAGCTATACCAAGACGCTCTTTACTAATTTTACTTATTGCCCTATCGCATTCGCCAAATATTGAACCAGTTATTGATTCAAATATAAAATTCTCGGCATCTTCTCTAAATTGCAAAGTAACATTCTCGACCATTTCTAAAGGCGAGTCGCTTGGGTTATTCTCCATCATTTTGTATCTCCTTTCTAACCTGATCCAATTTTTTCTTTATTTTCCTATCACCGATTGGCACCTCATATCCCTGAAGATATGCAATGATCATCGATGCCCGTTTATGACTTTGAGTAATGCAAACAGGAGCGCTATTATGCAATACAATATACTTATATGTAGAATTATATTGCTTCACTTTTATTATCCGAAACTGTATCAGCATCTTATACACGCTCCAGTTTCTCAATTATTGTGGCTGTATTCGTGACTCGTAAACCTGTTATAATAACATTAATGAATTTATTTTCACTAACGAAATCCATAAACAATCTGTTCAAATCTGCAAAGTCAGGTGTCGATCCATTCATAAAACGAACATCAAATTCGATTTCGTCTGTTTCATTTTCCGAATGCGAAAATTCTATAGCTACTGAACACCACACTACAGATTCATTTGTTTTATTGTCGCATTCGTATACAAATGTTCCGCCATTCATAAGGTATTCAACTGGTGTAGCCGATGGTTTAATTGCCTTTTTCATTTTCGTTGTCCTCCTCTGGCGGTGTCATAAACGCACCAAGAAACATTGATACTAAATCTATTGACGTAGGTTCTTCTAATGAATCTTTATTGGCATTTGGCAACCACTTCTTGAATGTTTCATAATATTTTCCTGTATTATAGCCGATCGTCTTTTTACAGATAGCCAATGCCAAACCTTTTTCCGGATCAAAAGCTTCGCCATTCTGAGCCTTAACCACTGTTTTACTACCATCGTTCCAAAATACGATAGTTGCTGGATCGTTGAAAATAACGTTCTTTATTGCAAGTCTTCTTTCCTTCTGCTGATAACGACCCGAATTCTTCGGAATACTACAATCAACAACTGCGCCACATTGTGTTACTTCCTGAATTGGATAACCGTCTCCCCCTATAGAATAGCCTATTATTTTAGCTTTATGTATGATCGGTATTGAATTAATCATAATTAAGTTCCTCCTTTAAAATATAATCTTAGTTAAATGGCAGCTCGTCTTCATCGCTGTTTGCCTGCATGTATTCCTCATACTCTTCTGTGAATCGATCGATTGCCTGTATCACTTTCATACCTGCCAAATAAGCTGTTCTGTAAGCTTTTCCGTTCACAATGGAATCGTATGGACGAATGTCAAGATCAACTGACTGGATACGAATATTATCAAGCATCTTAACCTTATCCTCAGTAATTCTGATCATCGCTTTACCAGACTTAAGGTAAATATTAGGACCATTGTCATTGAACTTTACCTTAACCATCATATTCATTCTTGGCGGCTCGCCCTCTTCGTTTGATGGCTTGATCTTTACATTCCATCCGGCACCATCAGCATTCTTGTCATTGATAAGCATTTCAGCAATCTCTTCCGTTGGAATCACAAGAGCAAAGTTTCTGTCTCCCTCCCGGTTAAATGTACTGCCTGCACCTGCAAAGTTTCTGAATATAATTCTTGCGTCCTCGATTTTCAACATTCCATTTCTTGGATTAATTGCTAATTCCATAATTTTGTTCTCCTTTTTCTTATAAATATTTTTGTAAAAATAAAAGAGCCTAAGTTCTAACACTTAAGCCCTTTCATAATATTGCCTGTTGCTTACGCGAATGGCATTTCCTCCGGAGCATTTTCCGGCACTGATATAAAATCCACGCCACCGGAAACAAACATGTCGAAGTTTCCATACTTGGATATAGTATCAACAGCGTCATCCACTAATTTGTTATAAAACGTTCTATCAATACTATCTTCAAGTTCAAGAGTCTTCACCATCTCAGATTCCATCCACCGATATCCTTTTGAACCACCGGCTGCATATGCCTTGCCATCGCTTACACGATATAATATGCCTCCGTTTATACCAGCTTTAACCGGAGTAAATTGTCCGACACGCCCTATGTAATGTAAGGCATGCCCTTTCTTAATTTCTTCCTTGAGTTTCATAGCCTCGGGTTCAAACAAAATATCGGAGATTTTACCTTCTTTATAAGCAGTCTCCAGTTTATCCATCTGTTTCTCATAATCCGAAACATCCGGAAGATCCTCATTCATATCCAAATATAAATCTCCCTTGGATACTGAGAATGTCTCGCACATATCTTTAAATTCCAGTGGTTCTTGAGTAAACAGTGTCTTAAACACATAAGGTACTGCAAACTGAGTTCCTGTAGCGGTCCATTCTCCGGGATGTTTTCGATTATTTCCCGGAACATAGCCGTACTGCTTCATGCATACCTCTTCATCCGCATATTTTGCAATATATACGGAGTCATTTACAAGACACATACGTTCATATGTAGCTTCATGTTCAAACGTGTAGCCATACTTCTGACCAAAATCCATAACAAACTGAATGATCTCAGGTGTTGCGTTTGGGATTTTTATTGAATCCGTCTTTATATGAGCAACCTGGAATCCTCGTTTAAGGACTTCGTTACTCAAATCGATCATAAATAAAGCTCCACGCTTTGCAACAATGTTATCTTTATTTCTCGGATCTCTGAACGGATTGTCAAATTTAGCTGAAGTAAGACCATATACTGCATTAATAGCAGTCTTCAAAGCATTAGCAAGGTCGCCTGCTTCCATCTCGCCATTAATAACTTTCTGAATATGTCGAGTAAGTTTACCGTCAAGCATGTTATTGACTTCATCCCACGCCTCATGCTTAATACTTACACGCCCTTCTACAATATCTCTATATGCTTTTGTAAATTGAACACCGAACAAGCATTCAGCAATAGCACTATGAGGATGCATCGAAGCAATATCCAGAAGAGCACACATATAATATATACCTGGCACTCCTTTTGCTAGTCCGCCCTCTCCAACTTTAATGTCGCGATAAGTTGATTTTCCAAATTCAAATTTGTACCCTGGAAAATATGGCAACTTTGAGTTGATTTTGAATGGAAGATCGTCTTCTTCGTCGGCTGGAGAATTAAACGGTTGACTCATCATTACCGGACATGCTTCTTTCAAGAAGTTTTCTACATCTTTATCAAGATCAAATACCGGTTTAGACAGGTCTCGATAGTTAAATTCATTCTGAGGTTTCTTATTCTTGCCAAATATAATTCTTGTTGACAGACTATTGGTGGAATTATTCACGGTCATTTCTGCTAAATCCGCCAAAATTTGTCTTGCAGTCCAGTCCGCCTTCAGATATGTAAAAGTTGCTTCGGTTGCTATAACGTCATTATCACAATATTCGGCAACCTTTATCCATAAATTTTCTGGTACAGGTTTATCCCATGGTAATCCCAATTCTTGATGATGACTTCCCGCTTTAATTAAAGCTATCTCATCATCAGAAAATCCTTTGTGTTTAAGATCGTCTGGAGTGAGATTACTCATCTCAATTTCAAGTTTTTTAAGACTTTTTTTATTTGCAGCAGAAGCAAAATCATAAATATCAGTGTATGATAAGTTGTATGCCTCTCTAAAAAATGCATTTTTATCTTTTTCCACGATTATTTTCTGAGATAATTTAAACAATTCCTCATTGGAATAACCCATCATCCTTGCGTAAAGCATATGATTATCATAATTTCGGCAGTTAAAACCTACCAGCTTATATTCAATCAATTCCTCAATCTGGCTTGATGTCGGGTTTATCATCCGAATTACGGGATTTTCCTTACCTCTTAATTTCCAATTGACTATAAATAAGTTTGGAAATACCTCGCAATCGTAAAATATCAATTTGTCCGATTTACTATCGATACTTTCCGATGGTTCGTCGGACTTAAAATGCATCTTATCAACAAGCGTCAAGCAATATTCTGCTTGATTCGTACTGTTAGCTGCAAATGCCACAATATCATTATACAGATCACTTACATCGTACTTAAGTCCGCTAGTATATGCATCCTCAAGTATTTTATATATGAAATCCATACTAGGCTTAGTTCCCGGATGAATTTCTTTCATCATATTGCGATGAATCATTGTTCTAAGCCCTTTTTCACTCTTAATAACCTCCTTATTAAGCAATTTCGTGTCTCCTTTCAGCGGTAGACCCGAGCTTATATTTGCTATAGGCAGGTTATTACATAAAGTAACTTTTCGCCTAAGCGAACTGTCACCCGTGAATACCTTTATTTCTATATTTTCATCGTAAATACGACTTAATTTACTTACATCTCCTCCTGCATAAATATAATGTAAATGTATACCAGCACCACTTTTACTTAACTCTGCATATGTTGCAGGCCATTTACTCGCTGCTTCGAGATTTTTTTCAAATGATTTATTCCCATCAGCTCCCTTAATATCAAAATCAATTACAATATGATTTTCCGGAACCTTTGTGAAATGAAGCTTTGCAGTATCGATATCTTTTAGAGTCGTCTTACACATGCTCCATTTACATTGCGGAATACCTGCATCCGACGCGTATTGTGCCGGATATTCACTCAAAGCATCATCAAGTAAACTATGTTGTCGTTTGAATTCGATCCATGTTTCTAACTGAGCACCGATTTCTTCGGATGGATTACTTTTTTCAAAAATATCAGTCCGAAATCCTTCGTAGTAACTCCTTACACGAGATCCGTCCTCAAGCGCAACTCGATCACTGTAATTCCAAAAATAATTTTTCAATTCCTCTTTGAAGCTTCGTCTTGATTGCGGATATGGTACCCTCGCCTCGTCACAGTATGTCTGGTACATTTCCCAAGCAACCTTTAATGTAACTCCATTGTTTTTCTTGAAAACATGATAAGAATCCATTACAAAGTTGTAGAAATCATTAGATGCGCCCAACATATTCACCGGAATATAATTGTCATATCTGTCTGGATCAGCTAAATAAACATCCCGACAATGGCATGCAATACCACCAAGCTCAAACTTCACCGCATTTGTTGTAGTTTTGTATTCGGTTGGGCTGAGCTTATTTCCGGATGGCGATACATCAATCAATCTTCGAATAAGACCGGACTTACCATCAGTAATCTTTACAGGCTTATTTGTACCCATAAATAAAAAGCACTTAAACCTATTAGAATAAGTGCTTTTGAATTTCTCATTAACAGTCATTAACTCATGAGATACCAAACTGTTGATTCTGGTATTATCTTCGATTTTTGATAGATCACCATCATGCTGTATAGCAACCAACGGATTTGTTTTAAACGCCTCCAGAGCAAATGAATTTGTAGCAGAACCTAATGCTTTTGCATCAAACACAGAATAATACCCTTCAAATAATTGCATGATAATATCCAATACTGTTGATTTACCTGTTCCGGCAGCACCGTATAACACCATGAATTTTTGTATATGAACAGAATCACCGGTTATTATTGCACCGATAGCCCATTCTATCTTCTGTCGTTCTTCTTCAGAATATAAAGTAGACATTAATTTATCATATGCTGAAATATCACAAGGCTCTAATGGATACGATAATCGTTTGCTGGCATAATCCTTTTTGTTAGTCTCAGTATTCGAAAATATCAATTTCTCATCTAACATATGAAAAGAATCACGCAACTGCTTCTGACAATATTTATGCCATCGATCGATCATTCCAGTCTCAGCATCCCACATATACAAGACTTTTACTGAATCAGAATAATTTGCTTTATTTTCTTCTGCAAATTTTCGTAACTCATTATCAATCAATCTAGTAGCATCCTGCTCATCTGTCGACCACAATTGCCTGGTATCATCCCATATAGCGTAGAAATCTCCACCTCGAATCATTAGATCATCGCTTTTCTTTATGATGAATTTTGGATATATCTCTACAACCCCTCGCTTAGGAGATCGTGTAGCTATCATCAAAAAATCAAGCATATTCTATATCTCCTTTAGCGTATATTATCGAGATACCAACAAAGCTGAACCCATATTTCTACATTTCGAAGATCTTCTGGACAATTTAAAATTGTAAATAACCCACCTTTTCCGTTTGGTTCATATTTTCTATAAATAAAACGATTTAAGATATCAGATACTTTCTGCCGATTATATCTGGAGTCAGACATTGACCCCAGTCCAAGGCTTGCCACCATGGACCAGAACCAATATCCTCGTCGATCACCAATTTCAGGATTGTCCATAATATTCTCTTCACAACGAGTTGCCAATCCGATCATCATTTCCAAAATGCTACACGGCAACGCCATAAATTCTGGAAGAATATCATCATAGTCTCGTTCTAAAGTAAAACGTCTTCTTAATGAAATGCCGTCACCAGCTCTATTTTCATCTCTTTGCATTATTGGTATGAACTGCCTTGAATGTAACTCCATCAAAAGTTTACGGTACGATCTTTTGTTCTCATAATCCTCGCAAACAATGTCAAACAACCATTCAAAGTATTCATTTCTGATATCATTATCTATCATGATACCTCCTTACTGCTGATTGTAGAACTGGTTAGTCTGGCAAATCTCGTAATCGGTTTCTTTCTGATCGTTACGAACACATACGAAGCCCTCTTCTTCATCGCCAATATGATTCTGCCAATCATTACCAAGAACCTCATCAACATTTTCCAAGATCTCATCATATTCATTTGTCAGAATAGAATCACTGTAGAAGTCCAGATAAACCTTGTCATATTCTGGTCGCTGTCCAAATTCTTCTCTGCTTATAACATATGGACGATCTTTGGCTGTGTACTCTTCGTCTTCTTCTGCATCGGATAATTTTTCATTACTGGAATTAAGCAACGCTCTGACTGTAGCCTCCCCGATTCCAAGTTTCTGTCCAATTTCAAAATTATTTAGCCCATCAGATTTTAGCAATTCGATATTCTCGACGAGCATTGTATGCAGTTCTTTTGACTGCTCCGGTGTAGGACATCCTGTATAACCAAGATCATCACATAAAACTTCATAGTTCTTTTTATCAGCTTCTTTTTCAGCTTCAGCATCTACTTTTTTTTTTAAAGCATCTTTCACTGACTGAATTTCTTCATCCGCCAACTCCTTGTAGTATTTTCTGACACTTAAAAAAGTAATTACCGAACCTACCGTCATACCTAGCATAAATATAACTGTGCTATTTTTCATTTATAAACTCCTTTCATAATAAAAAAGATCCCCAGTTCTCAGCATATTTCTGTAACTGCGGATAATCATAAATATCTTGTTTCCAATTTCCAGACCCGTAACTATCGAGCCCACAATTTCAAATCATATCCAGAATTGGGCCGTCTACATTGAAATCCAGTAATAGTCCCTTCTCAATGCCATCAAGGAATCTACAATTTGCGATGTTATTGAGGTCATAGATACCAAAGTCAATAAAATTGTCTCCAACTGGATTCTTTTCATCGTAAACCCAACCAACTATCTGTCCCTCTTTTGTTGGCTGAAATCCCAGTGCAGCATAGGCTTCGTTCAAAAATACATGTCCATGAGCTTTTAAACGATCGTTCATCATATTCTGAATACTCCTCAAGTGCATTAAAGTGTACTGCGGATCGTCATCGTCATATCCCGGATTTCCTGAATAAAATATCCGAGCATAGTCAGTGAGCTTATTAGGGTCGACAACTTTTTCTGTATCTTTTACTTTAACTTCTTTGCCTTTTGAATTGACTGCTGTTTTTTCAACTTCGACTGCTTTGATATCATATCGAAGTTCTCTATCTACCTGCTCGCCAAAACGATCAACAACTCTTCCGCGATAGTCTTTAAATGATCGGTCAATTAACGTATATGCTGATGCCAAAGCAGCATTTCGTTTTCGAATAATGTTATGAGAAGCAAGAATACTTGTAATAGATATAGTGCCTAATGCAATTGGCAGTGCATACGCCTTAGCAATCTGTACACTCGTCTGTACAAATACGATATACTTATCTTTCTTCATATCCTCTTCCGAATAATCAATATCAGAATCATTCTGTGCTTTCTCAAATTCATCCTTGATTATAGTCATTCTTTCTTTGGAGTCAGCAATAATGCTTTCAGCCTTTGTTGTAGCCTTGCATGCGGCTACTGTTCCAGCAACGCCTGCGGTAATACCCATTATAAGTAATAATTCCGGACTGTGTTTTTTACATTTGAATCCAAATTTATGTACAGCTCTTGATGCTGTTTTAATAATATCTTTTTTCATGTTTTTATCTCCTTAATAATACATATCCATATCTTTTAATGCTTTAATCTGTGTTTCTGATAAACCAACAATACCTGCCGATTCTCCTGAATCAGTATATTTGAAATATTCACCTTTCTGCGGGTACATATATCTGAACATTGCGTAATTTGCAACGTCTGCCAAATATTCCAAATTACCGGTTTCCTTAAATTTCGCAAGACATTTTTCAAGACTTCCTATGGCATCCACATTACCAGTAGCAAAATTTGCACCAGCACGTCCATATTTATAGTAGCTTTGAACTATTAGATTCTTTCGAATTTTATCAAATGCAGTACTGTAGTCATGCTTTAAAATAGTCTCGCCAGTACCTAAGTCGTTAATATTCATGCTGTCCTCCTAATTAAGTAATCTAGCCTTTGGTAGATTTAATATATATCCACCATTTACTCGAACGACTTCCGCGGTTCTAAGATCTGTCCAACCATATTCCATGGCTGTGTAATCACACGACATTTCCACAAGGTCATACATGTCAAATACTCGAACCTGATGATATTCTTCCAAAATATCACACATAGCCTCAAGTAAAGCGTCTGCATCCCCTCTGGTTTCGAGAATAATCTCATCATATGAAAAAATTGATGGTTTAGATTTTTCTTCCGATCTCTTCTCAGATCTATGAGACGCGGAACCGCTGCCGTATGATTTGTAAGAAATGTAGCTGGATGCTTTTTTCTGATGTCGACTTTCACCATAAAGTGCCATGTCCAAACCATTTGTAATTATGTTCCATATAGCATCCTTAATATATGGACGTATTACATCGTTAATGGCATACGATTTAATGTCTCTAGCGTCTTCATTCAGAAATTTCTTACAAAACCGTCCGATAGGCCCACTTTTTTTAGTTTTAGCTGTACCGGATATTACTTTTTTATGCTCTCTTTTTGTAACATCCGGTTCTGCCTTTTTTTTCTCTAATTCTGCTTTATATTTATGAGAATTAGGTGTGTACTGTTCATTCATCTTTACGCTCCAATCTCGACAAGCTCAACATTCCCTGGTAAACTGATCCGGGTTGCAGCTGTTCGGTTATTTTTCTTTTTAAACTGATACACAAGGTTACTCTTTGCCTTTTTCTCTGAAACAGCCATTGTCTCACCTCGCCATTTATTAGCAATACACCGATCAAATTCCATAACCGGTCCATTGTATGAGTATTTATTCATCATAGGCTTAATCCTCCAATAAACTTTTAATGCCCTCCAGCAAATCTTCTTTGTCGTTTTTTGCGCGCTCGTTCTTTTCTACAGCTTTTTTCAAGTATTCTTCTGCCTTTAAAATTGCGTCTTTATTCGTAAATAACGTATTAATTGCATTGTATTTCTTGAGTGCTTCATCGCGTTCCGCATTTGCCTCTTTTATTTTTTCAAGACAATCTTTTCGTATCTCAGTGACCGTGTTAGTGCATTCCATATTTGCCATAGCAATGTCGGACTCAGCTTTATTTTTGATCTCATTCGCTTGAGCAAGCACGTCCTGATTGGCTTTGGTTATTCTCTCGGCATGAAACTTCGCAAATTCTGTAGAATCCATATTTTTTAGCCGTTCAGCATATATCCGATCCTTTTCTACGGCAGCTTCTAATGCTGATTTTTTAAGCTCATTTTCTTCCTTAACATGCTCTTTATTGATTTCATACATTTCAGCATCATGCGTAAGTTTTGTTTCTTTCTTTTCAATGTGACATCCCACCCAATAAGTGCCGACACCACATGAAAACAACGAAGCACCGATAACCATAAATGCTTTTCCAATTTCTTTAATGGTTTCTGTGTTTATCTTCATAACTAATCCTCCTAACAAAACAAAAAGAGAAATGCCTTGTGTAAGACATCTCTCTTGCTGTTACATAAATATAAATTACTTCTCTGATTCTTTTTCAGGTTCAATCACCTCAGAATCAACAAAGTCTGCATCGTCAGTTGCATCAATTTCTTCAGTTTTCTTTGAATTCTTCTTTTTCTTAATCCATTTAACAAGTTTCGCTGTTCCAATGCCTACTGCTGCTACGGCTATGCCGATAGCAAATCCTAAGGCCGTTGATCCACCTTCCTCGTCATCTTCATAAGAATCAACTTCATTCTCCGTTACTGTAGAAACATCTGTTACTTTCTCTTCATTTACCTCTGTTAATTCTACATTGTTGTTTTCTTCCATAATAATATCCTCCTTGAAATTATTTATTTTTATATGTTTTCATTATAGAAATTGTTTTTTACGCGATTTACCTGCCAAATCTATCAAAGTCATAGCTTGGTCCGACATTGTAATCGATCACAATACAAGATCGCCCATCGTCAGATATCTGGGACGAGAAACTCAAACCAAGCAAACCATCTCTGCTAATATCCCAACCGAGAGTATCACCAATCTGTTTGGATTCTGCGATTCCAAGCTGGTCGTACCATTCATTTAACGACGCATAATTGTAGTTGGTGAGCAGACAATTGAAGTTATTTTTTGCATCTTCAATTTTCTGCATTGTTGACATAAAATACTGATTTGATATAGAATCAAGACAAAGCTGATCGGAGTTATTCGTAACGATCACATTGCTTTTTTCCACAGGATGCTTAGCTATACGGTCTTTGCTTATGGCATCCTGTATTTCTTTTGTCTTTTCTTCACCAACAACTTCGACCACTTTATCCTTATACTCTCTAAGCGCCGTTTCCGATATGGAATATGCAGTTGCAAGTGCTGCATTACGTTTTGCACTTACCGTACTTGCACCAATAATACATGCAGCCGACATAATTGTAGTAACTGCCGCAGGAAGATACGGCTTCCACGCTGTTTTTACAACTTCAATAGGCGTTAATTTGTCGCCTTTTTCTTTCTCAGCTTCTTCAATTAATCTCAACGCCTTTGGGGTTGCCTTTACCGCCGAAATAGTTGCAGCAAATCCTCCTGCTACCCCAATACCGGTCAGTATTGCAGGGGCTTTTTTTACAAATACCTTCTTTGCACCTTTTGCAAATGTTGTTATGAAGTTTTTCTTCATTTTCTTATTCCTCCTTGTGAAAAATAAAAAGAAGAGCCCTAAGACTCCTCTTCATCATCCTGATTAATGCTTCTTGCATTCAATTTTTCATCGATTTTTGCATCCAATGTCTGCTCGTCAACCCAATCTTTCGTGAGTGTTACTAATAAGCCTACACCTGATGCTACTATTCCAATGATCTTTAATACTTTTGAATTCATAGCATTTGTCCTCCTTTCTCATTATAGCCTTTGTGTTTTTTGCGAATTTACTGCCATCCACAAAGCCACTCTTCGTCAGGTTCAAAAATACAATTTATTGCATACATTGATTCCCCGTTATGAGTACGTTTCATTTTTGTATGCTCAAAATCAAGCCAGTATTCTCCAGAATCAATTGACCATCCTGCATTATCCCCGTCAGGAATCTCTTTTAATCCGAGAAAATCCAGATATTCATTGATTGATATAAAACCACCCAAAACATAATTCCGGTTAAGATGGTATTCTGCATCCATTACAGTACGTTCGTATGCTCGGAATGTCTGATGGGATATTGGTTCATAAAAAAGTATCTTTTTATCTGGCTGATCAAAATCAATCGCGTGATAGGCGCAATGCTCCCTTGCTACAGCATCTCTAACTTCTTTGTCTGCATCACTACCATAAATATCAATAAGTTTTGATCGATATTCGTTAAATGATTCTGTTACTAACGAACATGCCGCAGATAGCGAAGCCTGTCGTTTCTCATTGACCACGCAAGATACCACAATGGATGCTATGGTTAATGATCCTGTAATAATTGTAGGTATATAAGCTGGTACAGCAGTTTTAGCCATCTGAAGTTTAGTCATCGGTTTGTCATTTTTCTCGTTTGCATCGTCGATCAATCGTAAAGCTTTAGGCGTATCATGTATTGCACTGATGCCAGTCGCTACAACACCTATAATACTAATCGATGCGATGATTGTTGATGAGTGTTTCTTTGTAAATGCTCCTATGGTTGGTATAATTCCTTTCATGATTCCTCCTTAATTTTTATTAATAAAAAATAAAAGACGAATCCATAATGAATCCGCCTTTTTGCTTTTATTTTCTTCTTTTAATAAGCCATCTGCCAAGCAATATTAAGAACCCTATACATACAATCACATCTCCAAATATCAGTATAAATGCACTACCTCCAACCGAGACAGCTACAATTACAACTGCTGTAAGGATCAGTATTGTCAGTAATATAATTGTTAATAATATCATTTCATCACGCTCCTTTGCTTTTTCTTCATTAAATGAATTGCATTTCACGCGATGAAACAAAAAGAAGAGCCCTAAGGCTCCTCCTCATACTGTTTATTAATAGTTTCTACAGTTCCTTCAGCCATTTCCGCTATAAATTTCGTTCGCAATTTATGCTTACCATCATTATTACTACAAAGGTCAATTACTTCAACTGGGCTATATTCGTCGTTATACTTTGCCATTACGCCAAGCATATAACCTTTCCCCATGTCATAGAATAATTGACATGCTCCATAAATAATTGCTCCGATAATACAATTTTTTGCCACTTTTTTCATAGTAAATAGCCTCCTTTGCTTTTTCTTCATTAAATGAATTGCATTTCACGCGATAATTCAAATGTTAGATCGGTCAAAGCATGTCTCCCAACGCTCTTTAGGTATAGGTTTCATTTTTAATGCCCACATTATTTGACGAATAGTTACAGTCGGATATAAACCGCCTGATACCTCACCTGATTTACTGTCAAAAAACTCTTTAAATCCAGGATGTAAATATAATACATCTGTAAGCCATGGATCTATTTCAGTCCACCATGTTTTCTTCGTAACCGGATCATATCTTTGCTGTATCACAGCTAAACCTGCACGACCAATCTTATATAAAGTACATTGCGAATATACCGGATGGTCACATCTGTATGTTTCGCCATACATGGATGTATATTTTCGAGGCTTTTCGAAATGATATCGCATCATGAATGCCTCCGAGATTTCTTATTACTCGGTGATTTTATGCCAAGTAATTCCTTTATTGTTGACGAAAGCAGCAACTGGTTGTCAGCCATCTGTATGTATAATCTCTCAAGATCATTAATTCTCTTCTCTAATTATTCAATTTTATTATTTTCATCCATTTTTATTTTCTCCTTTCAAAAAATAAAGACCCAATGTATTTCTACACTGAGTCTTCACTCGATCATGTTTTCATGTTTTTACTTCTTAGGTAATAACTTATTTACAAATCCTTTGCCAAGAAGAGTCGTAGGCATATATCCTTCACTCTCATACTTAAATGTGTAATGTGTACCCCAGATTACGGTTACCACTGGCACGCCAATTTCCAGTATCTTTATACCGCGATCAATCCATTTATCCCATTTTCTACTTTTAGTCTCTGCCTGCTGCTTATCGATTTCTGCTTCTGCCCGCATTCTCTCGATTCTAAGTTCTTCGTCATGCCGACTTTTTTCCATCTCAAGCTGCATCTGCTTTACCTCAAGCTCTTTGAGTTTAATGGTTTTCTCGGTAAGTACTGCAATATTGTCTACCGCTTTTCCGTACTCATCGGTATTAATCTCCACATCCTGTATAGCGCTAATGCCGCTACTAATCTCTTCATCAAATGTTTTAATTAATTTGTCTTTCTCCATGTTTACCTCCTAAAAATATAATTTTTACATGTTCCATTAAACAGTATGTTAATCCTGCGAATTGCTTCGCTCTAATATGATTCGCTTTTTATCAAGCAGATTGGCATTTTGTGGAATACGAACTGTAACCATATACTCTCCGGGTTCTTCAATTTCATCCACCGGAACAAGTATAAATTTACCATATGTGGTTTTATAATGATGAACCGCACGGGTAATCATACTACCAATTATTGCCCCAATCATTAAACCGATCCAAAGCATATATTTATCCTCCTTTCGCTATTGTATAAATATAAATGTTTTTGCCGTCACCTGAGTACGGAAAAATAAAAGAGAACCGGATTCGAACCGATATCCCTGAATATACATCCAGTGTTTTACCATTAAACTATTCTCTCATAATACAAATTGTAAATTGTGCGAAAAAAATAAGAGAGCCCTTAGTTAGGACTCTCCCTCGTCTGTGAAATTTGCATACACAAATAACATAAATATGATTCCGGGCATCAGTATCGTCTGTGTCCATAAACTCCATGATAATGTTTCACCATTACATGAATGAATGTTAATAAACAATACCAAAATACTTAAAATCCATAAAATTATTTTTGTTTTTCGCATAATTACTCACTCCTTCTAATATAGGAGCTGTAAGATACGCGAAAAAACGAAAGGGCCTGCAATCAAAATTACAAGTCCTCCCGATAACCATTTTACGCTTCAATATCTTTCTGAGTATCATCAATCAAATCATTAAGCTTAGCCAATGCGCTTTTCTCATCGCCATTGTTCAAAAGCTCTCTGATTTCTTTCAGATCTCTCAATAATTTTCTACTGAATGCAATAAATTCTTTCATGTTATCTTCCATATTACTTGCCTCCTTTTCCGACAAGCCCTTTCTATTAAGATAAGGACGATAGTATAACATAGTATAAATCATCCTTTCATAATAGTCACTGCAAAATTAGCGAAAAAATAGAAAAGAGCCCATGATTAGGACTCCTTCCAATTTACTTACTATAAACTTCTTCTTCAAGTTTATCTACTTTGATAATTGCGATTGCTAAAGCATCTGTCATAACCTCAATCAACTCTTTCTGAATATTAACTTCAGCCTCGAGTCGTTTAATTTTATCCTTCAGTTTAGCATCTTTCTTTTTACTCATAATAACATCCTCCTTAAAAATATAAGTTTATTGTTTTCATTACAGGAGCTGTTATTTTCGCGACTTATCAAGTAGATAAAAGAACTTCCTATACCGGTTGTAGTATGTATCTTTAGAGCACGGAATTTCTAACCTAGCTTTAAGTGTTTCATAGGATAGCCCTTCTGTTATTCCTTTGAAAATATAAATACCCAAGTCGGGATCAGCTTCATATACGGCGTCTTTAATCATATCCATACGAACTGAATAGTACATTCTTTTTTCTGCAACATCGAAGGTTGGATCTCCATATCCGGTTGGCTTTGTAAGGAGTTCTCCTGGCGCCGAAGAAAATCCATTCAAGGCCGTATACTCTTGATTCCATATCGGATATTGTAGGCAAAAATGCTTCAATTCATAATACCGGTGTTTTTCCAACCAATACTCATTCTTTTTTGATAGTTCTGGTCTTATTACTGTACTCATATCTTCCGTTCTCCTTTCCAGACATAGCCCGTATCTTCCCATAGTTTCTTTGGTGAAATATAAAAATTGATACGCCCATATCTTGAATCCATTTCTTCTAATTTTGTCACCATAGCGCCATTTCTAGTGGCTCGTCCAATAGGCAGCCATCCGCATACAATACCGGTTCGTACCCAATTAGCATCTTTGCCATATACTTTAGCTGCTACAGCTACGGGAACAGAACCTTCTGCAAATATAACTTCGCTCATTCGCTATCACCTCCTAGCAATAACCATTCTAGGATAATGACTACTATTTTGTTAAACGGACTTGAGTGGTAAATTTTGGAAATATCAGTCTAATTTTCCCTTATCGTGTTCTTTTTTCCACTCTTTAACAGTCGTTTCGCTTGGATAATCTTCAAAACCAAGTGTTTCGTTTGTGATAGTACCGTCGAGTACACCGCGTATAATTTCAGCATCGTATTGCTTAAACGGAAAGATTTCTTCCGGAATTAATCGATGAATTTTAAAACATTTCTTACACTTAAATCTTTTTATTTTTATGCATTTCACGTTTCCATTTTCAATTTTAACCATTCTATTCACTTGATCGTAGTACTTTAGCTCCCCTCCGCAATAAGGACATTCTAATTTATACCCTTGTATCATATACACCCCGAAATTCTATCCTAGATTAGAAAGTATAAACCCAACAAAAGAAAAATGTAGGAGTTGACAAACTTCTACACTGTAGTATATGATACATTAAAATTTTTATTCAGAAAGGAGAAACCAACATGCTAATGAAATGTCCAGAATGCGAGCTACAAGTTAGTGATAAGGCAGTTGCATGTCCTCACTGTGGTTTTGTGATTAACCATAAGCAGCTTCGAAAAGTTAACGTGGCCTCTAAAAGGCGTCGCTTACCAAATGGATTTGGTCAGATAACAGAATTGAAGAACAAAAACTTACGCAAGCCGTTTCGTGCATATGTTACTGTGGGAAAAGATTCTAAAGGCAGATGCATTCAACGTCCATTAAAACCTCAAACCTATTTTTCTACATATAATGAAGCTTATGCTGCACTCGTCGAATACAACAAAAATCCATATGATCTTGATTGCGATTTAACAGTCAAGCAACTATATGAAAAATGGATCGACACATACTTTAAAACATTAAAAAGTAAATCAGGAACCCGAACCATTACGTCAGCTTGGCGATATTGTTCTGCAATTTACGATATGCGGGCTAAAGACGTTCGAGCCAGGCATATTAAGGGATGCATGGATAACGGCACCGTAACTGATAAAAATGGTGTTAAGCATGCCTCAGCTAATACGAAAGAAAAAATAAAGTCCATGTTTAATTTGATGTTTGATTATGCTCTTGAATTTGAGTTAGTGGATAAGAATTATGCCAGAACATTCAAGTTATCCGATGAGGTCGTAAATGAAGCCGAAGAGGCAAAGAAACCTCACATCGATTTTACCGATGAAGAAATTCAAATATTATGGGATCATGTCAATGATTTACAATATGTAGATATTGTGCTATTCCAATGCTATTCCGGTTGGAGACCTCAAGAAATTGGATTGCTTGAATTAAAAAATGTTGATTTAGAAAATGGATTTATTACTGGCGGAATGAAGACGCCGGCGGGAATTGACCGCTTAGTTCCTATTCATCCAAAAATAAAAGCCATTGTAGAAAGAAACTATACTCTTGCTCAAGAAATAGGCAGTGACTATTTATTTAATTGTACAGATACTCATACACATCGCAGTTCATATAAAATGACCTACGATAAGTACAGGCATAGATTTGACGATATATGTCAAGCTCTTAAACTAAATCCTGAGCATCGAGCTCATGATCCAAGAGTACAATTTATAACCATGGCTAAGCGTTATGGTGTAGACGAATATGCTGTCAAATACATGGTAGGTCATCAGATCAAAGATGTAACTGAAGCAATCTACACGAAACGCAAGCCAGAATGGTTACAAACTGAAATAAGAAAAATAAAATAG